TGAGACGTACTCATGCGGTGAAACGTTTCGTGAACCTCTAACTGGCGAATGGTTGGAATTTCACGATATTGATGACAAACGAGCTGTTGTAATTGACGCGGCCATCAACTAACATCAACGAACACAAATAGAGGATTTGACATGTATTATTATAATGTTTATGCTGGCACCAAACATATTAATTTAGTTCGTGCAATTAGCGAACAAGATGCTATTAATCAGGTGTACATGAAGTTTGGTGGTGCTAGTAGATACACAGGATATAGTGCCGATAATTTTGTTGCAATCCGAGCATAAAAAGGTTGACCCTAAGGACCTTTTAGTGTTATAATAAGTTATAGTTAAACAACTTGAGGTAATTATTAAAATGTCTACATACACCACACAACAACAACTTTTTCTGTTCCTAGGCGAGATTACCATTAACCCTAACGTTCCTGCAAGTGTGCAAGAGGACGCCCTAGCGTTACAAGCAAAAATGGGAGATTATGCTAGTATGCAACTGCCTTACCACCCCAGCGAGGAGGAATTTGTAGCAGTTTATACTAACACAGCAAAAAAGCACCCCTGTGCTACTCTTAATCCCAAGCAATACATGTACACACACAAGGATTAAAATCCACTTGTTGACTAAATTAATTTGATATTTTGGCAAGAAAATGGTTGACATATTACATTTTATCGTGTACTATGTATATATAAGCTAAAAAATTAGCTATTAACAGATAGAAAGGCCCGTGACGCTATGACTACTATTACTACTGAAAGAACTGTTACTGTACGAGACGCAAAGACTCGTTTACTTCGTTGCTTTAAAAAACAACGTCCTGTATTTTTATGGGGACCTCCGGGTGTTGGCAAATCTGAGGTTGTTAATGACCTTACTACCGAACTTGGTGGGTTTATGATTGATCTTCGTTTAGGTCAAATGGATCCTACAGATATTCGAGGTATTCCATACTTCAACAAAGAACTTGGTGTAATGGATTGGGCACCGCCAATTGATCTTCCTACTGAAGAGATGGCCGCTGAGTACCCAATGGTTACTTTGTTCTTAGACGAAATGAACAGTGCCGCACCGGCTGTACAAGCCGCTGGTTATCAGCTAATTCTTAACAGACGAATTGGCAAGTACAAATTGCCCGACAACGTTGTGATTGTTGCCGCAGGTAACCGTGAAAGTGATAAAGGTGTTACTTACAGAATGCCTAGCCCACTTGCTAATCGTTTTGTACACCTTGAAGTCCGTCCAGAATTTGAAAGCTGGTTGGAGTGGGCAGTAAACAAGAAGATCCACAAAGATGTGGTTGGTTACTTGTCTTTTGCTAAATCAGACTTGTTTGATTTTGATCCTAAGAGCCCAAGCAGAGCTTTTGCTACACCACGTACCTGGACTTTTATGTCAGATCTTCTTGAAGACGAAGATATTGGTGTTGACGAACTTGCTGACTTAGCATCTGGTACTATTGGTGAAGGGCTCGCTATTAGGTTCATGGCTCACCGTAAGGTTGCTAAAGATATGCCTAACCCAGAAGATATTCTTTCTGGCAAGGTTAAAACAATGAAGGTTACTGAAGTTTCAGCAATGTATGCTTTGGTTACTGGAATGTGCTACGAACTGCAAGAGCAGTTTAAGAAGCCTGAGACCAAAACAGATATGACTGAGTGGCACAAAATGGCTGATAACTTCCTTCGCTTTATGATGGACAACTTCACTACTGAGTTGGTTGTTATGGGTGCAAAGGTTTCGTTGGCTACTTACAACCTTCCGTTAATTCCTGGAAAGCTCAAGAACTTTAACGAGTTCCACGAAAGTTATGGCAAGTACATAACGAATGCGAGTGCCAAAAACTAACTGAATCGCTGTCACGGGCGGTATGGGGGCAGGTTTTATCCGTAAGACCCCCACTTTATTACCGTTGATATCGACACTTTTTGGTTGACATTTGGTAAAAGATGTTATATAATGTATATAACAATTAGGAATTAGGAGTTTTTTATGTCTCAGGCAAGTTCAACATTAGCAGAAAAATCTAAAGAAAAAACTGTTACAGATCCTGTTGCAGATAATAAAGCCAGAGAGATGCTGATTACTGCTCGTGTTGGTTTGTTGCTTAAGGCACCATTCTTTGGTAACATTGCTACTAGAATGGATTTGATTAATGCAGACGATTGGTGCCCGACAGCGGCAACAGATGGCCGTCGTTTTTATTATAATTCCGCTTTTGTTAATTCACTTCCGTTGCGTCAGCTAGAGTTCTTAGTAGGACACGAAGTATTACATGCGGTATATGATCACTGTGGTAGACGTATTGACCGTGATCCTAAGATATGGAATATTGCCGCTGACTATTGTGTGAACTCAGATCTATTAGAACAAAAAGTTGGTGAACGTATTACTGTGGTGCCAATTTTGTTTGCTCACAAATACGTTGGTTGGGCATGTGAAGGTGTATATGATGACCTTATTGAAAACTCATCTGAAGAGCAACTAAGCGAATTACTTCAGCAGGTACTTGACGAACACCTTGATGGTGATGATGGTATGGGTTCTGAAACTGATTCAAAGGATGGCAAAGGTCGTCCTACAATGTCAGATGCTGAACGTAGACAGATACGTGATGACATTAAAGAGGCTGTTCTTAATGCGGCTGAAACTGTAGATGCTGGTGATTTGCCTAGTGGTGTTAAACGACTTATTCAAAATATGACTAAGCCAGTTATCCGTTGGCAGGATCTCATTGAGCAACAGATACAGAGTGTTATCCGCAATGATTTTTCATTCTCGAGAATCAGCCGTAAGGGTTGGCACAACGATGCAATTATGCCAGGTATGATTCCTGGAGAGCAGATTGATGTTTGTATTGCTTTTGATATGAGTGGGTCAATTGGAGTAGAAGATGCGAGTGCCTTCCTAAGTGAGGTACAAGGTATTATGGAACAGTACACAGAATACAATATTCGTATTTGGAGTTTTGATACTGCCGTATACAATGAGCAGATGTTTACAAGCGACAATATGAGAGATATTACTGAATATGAGCCACAAGGTGGTGGTGGTACCGACTTTATGTGTAACTGGGAATATATGAAAGAACAAGGGATTGAACCCAAAAAATTCATTATGTTTACAGATGGTATGCCATGGGATAGTTGGGGTGATGAACACTATTGTGATACAGTATTCATTATCAAAGGCAACGAAGATGTACAACCACCATTTGGTATTTGGGCTAGTTACGAAAAAGAAGTTAGTAAACAAGCGGCATAAAACGGTTGACTTTTCTTAAGAACTATCGTATACTACAAGTATAATAAGGAATTGGAGAAGCTCGTGATTACGAAAACCTTAAAATTAATTGCAGTAGCTGGTTTACTAGCTGGAACTTCAGCATGTAATTCAGCTACACTTAGTACCGTTTATGAAGGTACTCACAAGGACCTTAGTTATAAGAGTTCACAGGCATATGGAATTGGAAACAGGATTTTCAAGCCTGCTAATTTTAACGGTGGAGCAGTATTGTTTCTTCCTAGTTGTACTGGTGTACAACATTTTAATTCAACAGACATTAAACGTAACTGGATTGATCCGTTATTGGAGCAAGGTTACGTAGTTGCCGTTACTGATTACAACGAAGGTCGTAGTGCAAGCCGTCCTTGGAACTGTGGTAAGAATAAACATCTATCACATGATCGTTTAGTACGTGATGTATACAACGGTGTGCAGGCTCTTGCTGAAGTGCCAGGTGTAAACAAAAATCAAATCTTTACCATTGGAACCAGCCTAGGTGGACAGATTGGTGCCGCGGCAATTGATGGTCATGTTATTGACAAAGCCGAAAAGCAGGGTCTTGCTACTCCAAGAGCTCATGTAAGTTTGTATGCAGGTTGTGCTTACCCAAGCCAAACTTATCTTGATAGCAGTATTAAACGTCCGGTACTTTGGATGTCTGGAAGTGATGACGTTGAAGTTGGCGAAGGATGTAGCAGTTGGTTATATAGTAGTATCACAAAGAAGTTGCCTGAGAGCAAGTTTATTGAGTATGATGCAACTCACTGTTGGGATTGCCAACAACTAAATGGTTTTAGCAAAAACACTTACTACGGACATCAAGTTTATACATACAACGAAGATGTAACTGCAAAAAGCCAAGACGAAACTTTTAAATTTATTGATAGGTTTATGAAATGACAGCAATGGATCCAGAAACAACAAAAGAAGAAATTGATATTGGCCCCAAGTGGGCCAATATTCCTGAAGATTTAGAGAGTGCCATCGAACGAATTAAAAGACTTGAATGGGTACTTTCTGATCTAAGTCGTAGTGTTGAAATTGCAATAGCAATGGACAGGCCCGAGTTAATGAATGAGTTCATAGTTACTGCAAACAAAGAACTTGAAACTAAAATTGATCAGATTCACAATGACGATCAACAGCCTATTAAAATTGTTCGTGTAGTAGACGACGTCAGTGATAAGGAAGAAAAAGATGCTAAAGTTTAATGAGCCAAATGCTATTGAAGTACAAGGTCTCAGACGTTTATATCATCTTCCACCGCATTTTGACAGTGTAACATTCAATCTTTATGTACATGAAAAAGATGTTACAGATTGGATTTATGAAAACTTAAATAGTCGTTTCTATGTTGGACCTTTTGCACAAAAAGATATGCAAAATATTGGATCAAGAGAGATGACACATATAGCAGGATTTGAAGAAAATAGCGAAGCCAGTTACTTTGCTTTATTGATGGATACGTTCAATAGTTCAAAAATTACGTACTAACCGAAATAATATTTGGATACAGTACAAATACACGTTAAATAACAGAGTAGTTTATTCAATTAAAGGAGACTAAAAACTATGAGTGATGAAGTAGAAAACGAAGTAGTTGAAGCACCAGAGCCAGTAAGTACTGAGCCAACTCCCCCAGGCGACACACCAAGTGCCGCAGGATTAGGCGTTAGTGACTTATTGTTAATGTTGCAAACTATCCAAGTTATTGCCAGACGCGGTGGTTTTCGTGCCGATGAAATGGCAAATGTAGGCGGACTTCATGACCGTTTACTTAACTTTCTGGAAACCAGCGGAGCAATCACCAGAGAAGCTCCTAAGACAGAAGGTACACAATCAGAAGGTTCTATCTCAGACGCACCAGCAGAAGGCGATAATATCGCTAGTGAATTAAGTGGTGACGATGAGGAGCCAGCAGGAGAATAAAAATGGCAGGTTTTACAAAACACGTAGCTCAGCATAATCAACGTAAATGTGTAGTCGCATTTAGACAAGTACCAGATGAAGCACATATGGCTCTCGTTGTATATACTGATGATTTACCAGCACAAGTACACGATGAATTAATTAAAGCAGTTGATAGCGAGCCGGCTCAAGCCACTCCAGATCTAGCTGATGTACTTCATCGTACAACTATGTCGGACAATAGAAATTTACTAGATGTTCTACACAACGAACATCGTATTAAAAAGGTACCAACTAATCAGGTATTGTTGACTCCTAATGTTTCAACCAAGCAAAGATTAGATGAGGTTAATACATTACTAGCAGATATTAAAGCTGGTAATGAAGCCGCACAAAAGGCCAAAGCACTAGATGAAAATCAAGGTATGGCCGCTAATCATGCAAGGGCTTATAATAGAGGAAGAGATGTTGGTGAACCGCCAGCACCTATGGAGACAGTTGCACCGCCAGTAATTAATGCACCGGATGGTGGAGTATTATCCAATGAGGCAATCGCAACTAATTTACTGGAACAAGCCAAAGCTCATGAAACCAATGCAAAGGGATTAATGGCTGAAGCAAAGCGATTAAAAGAAGAAGCTAAAGGGCTCAATCCAAATGTCAAAAGTACCACAACCCGCAAAAAGACGACGAGGACCAAAAAGCAAACGGCTTAAGATTACCAAGAAAGACAAGTGGGAACGAATACTAAACGATGTTGATAAAGCTCAAGTTCCAATCACTTGTTTGGAGTCGTTAGACGTTAATCTTAAAGACGGGTCTGTAGTAAGAATTGATATTCAGGAATTGCTTGACGAAGGTCAGCTACACCCTGATGAAATTGAGCTACAAATTAATACTCGTTTATCCGATATGGAAGATATTATACGAGATGTAGATTTTTATATTAATCTCGACTCAGTTGCAAATAGTGTGCAACCATTAACAGATAAAATATTAAAGGATCTTACATGATATCAGCATTACTAGCAGTAGATTCAAGAGGAGGAATGGGATATAAAGGCACATTGCCTTGGTATGTTCCAGAAGACTTGCAAAAGTTTAAAGACCTCACTATGAATAATGTTGTAGTAATGGGAAGAAAGACTTGGGACGATAAGAAGATGCCCAAGCCATTGGTAAACCGAACTTGTTACGTAGTAACTTCTCGCCCTGATACACTAGGTGATCATGCTTTACCAATTAACGGAACTAACCTTGAGAAGTCCATATTAGATTTAGAATTCAAACATCAAGATAAAAAAATATATGTTATTGGTGGACCTAAAATAATCATGCAGGTTCATAATATATTAGATCAAATACACATCACTCAAATTCAAGGTCAATTTAAAACTGATGTTAGAATCAATGTTGACAATTTAGTAACTCGTGATTTTATTCCAAGAAGCAGTTCATCAGGGCCAGACCAAAAAGCGACATTTATACGTTATGAAAAATTATTTAAACGCCATTAAAGAAGTACTAATAAACGGACAAGAACGCAGAGATCGCACCGGCGTTGGTACCATTGGTTTATTTGGTATGCAACAACGTTATGATCTAAACAAAGGTTTCCCAGCAGTAACTACAAAGAAACTTGCATGGAAAAGTGTAGTTAGCGAGTTGCTCTGGTTCTTAGAAGGCAGTGGCGACGAACGTAGACTAGCCGAAATATTACACAAAACAAGAGATGAAAACAAGAAAACTATCTGGTCTCCTAATGCAGAAGCAGACTACTGGTTACCTAATGCGGAATACAAAGGCGACCTTGGTAGAGTGTATGGTGTACAATGGCGTGAATGGGGAACAGATCAAATTGAAAAACTAATTGAAGGTATTAAACAAGATCCATTTTCACGTAGACATATACTAAGTGCATGGAATGTAGGCGAGCTAGATCTAATGGCATTACCACCATGTCATATTATGGCTCAGTTTTATGTTAGCACAGACAACAAATTAAGTTGTCAAATGTACCAACGAAGTTGCGACATGTTTCTTGGAGTACCATTTAACATTGCAAGTTATAGTCTACTCACACATATGATTGCCCAAGTATGCAATCTAAAAGTAGGCGAGTTTGTGCATACATTAGGCGATGCACATATATATCTTAACCATGTCAATCAAGTTAAAGAACAACTTGCAAGAGAACCGTTGCCTTTACCTACACTTTGGCTAAATCCAGAAAAAAGACATATTGATCATTTTACAATGGATGATATACGTTTGCAGAATTATCAAAGTCACGAAACAATTAAAGCGGAGATGGCAGTATGACCAGAGCATTAGTAACAGGCGGATTAGGACTTATTGGTCATAATATAGTACAAGAACTTGTTAGTCAAAATATCCCTACAGCCATTGTTGACAACCTAACAAATTATAACAATGCAATTAGTATGAAAGAATTAGGATATCTATTTGGTGAAAGACTTAAACTAGTACACGACCTGCCACCTAATCTTGTTAGTTTAAATTACCTACACAAAGACATTGAAACAAACGATTTTGAATCTTGTTTTAACTTTGTAAAACCAACAGTTTTGTATCATTTGGCTTGTCCTCCTAGACAAAAGATTGTTGGACTAAGTCCACAGTTCTGCGGTAATACAATGATTGGCGGATTGCTTAATACTTTAAAACACTGTGTCAAATACAATGTAGAAAGAATTGTTTATATTAGTTCTAGTATGGTATATGGAGACTTTGAAGATAATGTTACTGAAGATGCAGTACTAAATCCACAAGGTGAATACGGTATTTTAAAACTTGCTGGTGAACAATTGGTCAAAGACTATCACAGAAAGTATGGACTAAATTATACTATCATTAGACCAAGTGCAGTTTATGGTCCGCTTGATTTAAGTGATAGAGTTATTAGTAAGTTTCTGTTAACTGCAATGGGAGGCGGAGAGCTTACTGTCAATGGTGAACACGAAACACTTGATTTTACATATGTTGGTGATGCCGCACAAGGTATTACGAGTGCCGGATTAAGCGAAGAAGCAGAAAATAAAACCTATAACATTACCAAGAGCCACAGTAAGACTTTATTAGCGGCCGCTGAACTAGCAGTTGAGATTGCTGGAAAAGGTACTATTAAGATCAATGAAAAAGATGATGATTTTCCAAGTCGTGGAGCATTAGACATTACCGCGGCAAAACAAGACTTTGGGTTTGATCCCCAAGTTGATATTGAAGAAGGATTTGGCTTATATCATGAGTGGCTTTCAAATTCCGTTTACTGGAACAAAGCGGCAATATCAAAGTTTGCGAAGTGAGCTTCTTGATACTGCTGATAAAGTTTGGTCTACAGGACAACACCTAAACGGATACTACACAGAGACTTTTGAAAGTGTAATTGCTGAACGATGCAATCGCAAATATGCTATTGCTGTTAACAGCGGAACACAGGCGTTGATATTCGCTATTAGATCTCTCAAGCTACCCTTTCGTAGCAAGATAGCAATACCAGGTTTAAGTTTTGTTGCAACTCTTAACAGTATAATTGAAACTGGTTATATCCCACATTTAATTGATGTTGACAAAGATGGTCTAATAGATCTGACAACCGATGAAGATATTGAAAAAACCTATGATGCTTTGGTATATGTTAACCTATATGGTAACATGGTTGATTATAGTAAAATTAAATTAATTACAGAATTTTTTGGACAAATTACAAAGTTACCTGTTATTGAAGATGCCGCTCAGAGTTTTGGATCCACGTTTCAAGGTAAACCAAGTGGTAGCTTTGGAGACATTAGTATATTAAGTTTTGATCCAATGAAAAACTTTAACAGTTATGGCAGTGGCGGAATGGTATTAACTGATGACATGGCTATTGCATCAAGTGTTAGAGACCTTGCTACCAATGGCAAAGAAAATAACTATTCTCACAGTGGAACCAACAGTCGTATGAGCGAACTGGATTGTGCTTGTATGTTAGTGAAGTTGGGCCACTTTGATAAATGGCAAGCACGCCGAAAGAAGATTGCAACTTACTGGAATGATGAATTTAACAATCATATTAGAACACTTGTTGTACATGATGATGTTGAATCAAGTTATCACAAATATCCAATATTTGTTAATCCAAATGTAACCAGTAGAAATAGATTAAAGTATAACCTACAAGAGTTAGGAATTGCAACAAAAGTACACTACGATAAAGCTCTTGGCAACTATCAATCCTTTATTGAATGTGCTTATAGTATTTACGATGCCGACCTTAGAGCCGGAATAGAACACCAAGCCACACAAACCAACATGGCTGTAACTATAGCAAATAACCAATTGAGTTTACCTATATATCCTGAACTAACTGATGCTGAAGTTGAATTTATTGCAGAACAAGTTAAAGATAATGCATCCAAGTACTAGAAAACTTGATAAGTTTCTTTACAGTAACAAAGTACATGCTTCAGCATTTGAAAAAGGCTTGAACGGAGATATCCGTGACTTTAGAGGCCAAACCCTTGACTGGCTTCCAACGGATACCGAAAAGCTATACCTAACAAATATTAAAAAGTTTCCTGAGTTTTTTGCAGACAAGGAATGGACACAACCAGGAAATATTACATATCATATCAATGCACACGGGTTTCGTGGAGAGTTCTATACTGAGCCAGATATAGTAGCACTAGGATGTAGTAACACTATGGGCATTGGGTTACCCGAGGATAAGATATGGTGCTACCAACTTGGTCAAAAATTAAATATGACTGTAACCAATTTAGGAGTTGGCGGAATTGGTACAGACAGTATATATAATATTGTTAAGTCAATGATATTATCAAAGATAGTAAAACCTAAATTTGTTGCAATGCTTGTGCCACCAATTGGAAGACTTGAAATACGTACAAATCATCATGATGTTCAACAAGTGAACACTGCGTCAGATAGTGCTACATTAATAGGTAAACATTGGTGGCTTAATGATGAGAATAGCACACTGTTTGATGAAAGAAATATTATGGCAATTTACTTTCTACTAGAAAGTTTAAATATTCCAATTATACACTTAAACAGTAATCAACTCCTGCACCGGCAACACCCCAAGGGAGATCTTGCAAGAGACATGATGCATCCTGGTCCTGTATCACACAACGGACTATCTCAACTTATGGCAAACCTAGTAGAAGCAAAACTAACTTGACTCAAACTTTTCTTTGAGCCACGCCCAATCAAAACTCTTTTGTAGCTCTATAGGATCACCATCTACTTCTTCATAATATCTAAGTGCATCACTTGCACCTTGTATACTATAAACACCATTCAAACTATCTCGACCTTTTGTTAGCCAAGAAGTAAGTCTAGCTTCATTTTCAATACTAGGGTTTATGTCATCAAACTGTTTCAGTTTCAATACTTCACGAAATGCTGTACGCCAAGTCATCCACGGGTCTGTATTGTAATGAGCAGTGCCGCTAAGAACTGGTACAACTTCATGTGGAGCACTCAGTGTAAAGTCCAGTCCTGGTTGGTTTGTGGCTAGTGTAAGACGCTTATTATAAGCTATAACCCCCATGTGTCCGTATTCTAATCCGTTTACTGGATTACGTGCATTAAAAATATAGTGCTTTGCTTGTTGGAAATAGTCTGGTTGCCAAGTAAAATCAAAGTCTCGTTCTACTTCAATTTTAGCAAACACTGCAAAGAACCATTCAGTGTTTGATGCATGGGCCGCGGCTTGGTATGCTTTTACACGACCATCAATACCTTCAATGTGATGTATTGTATTCTTATGTTCTAATGCTCCTGCTGGATCTTTTGTAATTGCTACATCTATTAGATGTGTGTACCAACGATTTGCTTCAGTCTCGCCGTTACTGATAAAACATATATCCAATGGTCGTGGTATAAAATCAGAACGTCCCGGAGACTTTTTATTAATATAAGGAAAGTCATATACCTGTTCAATTTGACGTTTACTAATATCACGAGGTATAACAGCCAAGCTATTGTCGCTGGTTAAACTTACAACCTCACGGTCTTTTTGCCTCCACAAACATATAGCACCATATACTTCGGAAGTGTAACGTATTGATGCCCCCATGTTAGGTAATAGATTATCTTGTTTCTGAAAAACGGCATATGGAAAATTGGACCAAACATAATTGTTAATTGTATCAACCATGTTATCAGTGGTGTATTCAACAACAGGCATTGGCCATCTTTTTAGTTCTTGTTCTAATGTATAATTAATAACGTTGAACCAATCCAGTATTTCTAAATCATACATCTGAGTTTTAAAACTCTCAACGTGTATATAAAAAGTATCTCCTCGTTTTTGTCCGTTACTAGGAAATACGTGTATCATTTCGTTTTGCCAAGGCTCAGGTTGCCAACTAAAATCAAAACGAGCATAGTCACAAATACTGTTGATGATCCAAATGTATTCATGTCCTTCGTGGTTGTTAATAATTCTTTTGAATGTATCCAGATAGTTGTCAACAAAACGTGTAACAGTTATATTATTGTGTTGACTTTGCAGTTTGTCAAGTTGAACTTGACTTTGTTCATTACCCCAATCAACATATACAATAGCATGTAGATCATCAGGTACAGTAACAGATTGTTCTTTAACAAAATTTAAATTTGGAAACTCCGTTATGGAGTTGGCCCATTGACTTGATCGTTGAAATTCAAACTTGTTAATTAAAAAAGTATCACTCCATTTTTGCCATTGGCTACCAAACACATGAGTCATATAACTTTGCCAACTCTCAGGACGCCAATCAAAATCAAATTCATCATATACATTTTCGCTACTAATAATCCAAAATCTATTGGTACTACTACGACTAACACATCTGCGTACTGTTTCCAACATTGAGTTGGCGTAGCGAATCTTTTGCATTCCAGGGTACTTTTCTAGTAGTTTTTCGTACCTTGCCTTAGCTAAACTATTGTTTTTATCTACGTAAAATACATCTATTTCTTTGAAGGTGCCAATGTCGTGTCCTGGAAAATAATCCATCAATTTAACTTCTGTAGCACCTTCAACAGTGTACATCAATCCGCTTGATTGTATATCACCAATTGGAAAATGGTATATGTACGGAGGATCAAGTACATTGGGTTTCCATGTAAAGTCAACTGTTGATTCATCAACATCGTCGGGTATTGTCCAACATTCTTTGCTTTCGTCTTGCGTACTTATAAAGTCTGCAATTTTAATTTGTTCACCCATTCCGTATGTAATGCCACCTGCACTTTGCCACTTAGTAGGAAAATGGTATGTGTATTCTGGATCTAATATGTTAGGATGCCAACTGGTATCAATTGACATGTCATTGGGAATATGCCAATTATCTAATACTGGAAATGCTGTTGCTATTTGTGCATCAACTAACTTAACTCCAGCAGTGCCAGAATACACAGGACCTCCTGCACTTTGGTGTTGTGTAGGAAAGTAATAACTGTAGTCAGGTTCATGTGGATCAGGATGCCAACTATAATCAAAATTTTCTGTATATTCAGTATTAATAAATTTTGATTTGTCTGACAAACGTGTTACAGTTTGATCTGTGCAGAAATGGTATTGCATTTCTTGTATACGTTTACTCACAAGATATACTTCGCCATCACGTTGCCATTGGCTGGCCCAACAATGTACATACTTTTCCATCCAAGGCTCTGGAACCACATGAAAGTTAAAGTTTGAGTAGTCATTACCGCCATATAAATAGAAACAATACCTAGTACGACTTAGTTTGATAGCTTCAGTTAAACTTGAAGCAGGCTTCTCAAACTCAAATAAACCAGGCTTAGGGCCAAAGTAAAAAACATCAAACATGTATAATATTCACTCTCATTATGAAAACATCTTCGCGTTAGCAAACCAACATTGGCCCGAAGGTGTTGTGTTAGTATATCCGTTTCCTTTTGGTTCTAGCACTGTTGAAAGCCTCGAATGGTTAAACAGTGGCGACGATGGCCCTGTATTGTTTTGCTATGATCAAGAACCTCTTATTCCAGGTTACAATGATCCGTTATTTGATTACGTTAGAGACTCATGGCCTAATAGACGTATAATATTACTTAACACTGAATACCACAGTGAGTCAAAAAACTATTTCAACGACAAGTACGGCTTTGAAGATTGCTATTACTTTTATCATGTATTTGCCGCACATGATTGGTTCCGCGGTTATCAATACTGTCCAGATATTATAGCACCAGTTGATCGAAAAGTCAAGAAGAAATTTATTACATTTAACCGAATTACAGGTAATGCTAGAAGTTATCGTAGTTTGCACGTTGCTGATTTAAAACGCAACAATCTATTACAACACGGAAATATCAGTTATAGTGTTGATTGTCCAGAACACGGAAACAACATTAAACAACTTGATTGGGCAGAAGATACTTACAAGTATGATTTTACCTGGGCTAAAAACGAACTAAAAGATTTAGAAGAGTTACGTATTGATACAGAATCATTGAGTCATATACCAAACGGAAGTATGGTACTTAGTGCAGTTAAACAATGCATGGAAAGTTTCTTGTTTGTTGTTACAGAGACTGAATTTTGGACTAACAAATGTCACTTAACAGAAAAGATATTCAAACCTATAATCAGCGAAATGCCATTTGTATTACTTGGTCCTCCGGGTAACTTGTTATACTTTAGAAGTCACGGATTTAAAACGTTCAATGACTGGTGGGACGAAAGTTACGATAATATAGTTGACCCTGTTGATCGTTTGTTGGCTGTTAATAAAGTTATTAAAGATATCTGTGCAATGCCACATAGTGAATTAGAATCTATGCTTAAAGATATGGCTCCTGCACTAAAGTCTAATAGACAAAAGTTTGAAAGTCAATGTTTTCTTAATTCTATGTGGGACGAATTAAAACACAATCTATTTAAGTAACTTCTTTGCTTTCTTTGTAGCCATATCCCATTTTAGTTTACTACATCGATCTTTGAATGTAATACCCATTAAATGATCAAACTCATGCAAGTAGCACCTGGCAGTATAACCAGTTAATGTTTCTGTTTGCAACTCAAGTTTTTCATTATAAAACTCAGCAATAACAGTTTTAGGTCTGGCAATCTTAACAAACACCATTGGAAAACTTAAACAACCTTCATAGTCTACTACAACCTCATCATCAGTTGTTTCGTCAATACGTATTGTTGGATTGATACACAATGTACTATTTTCTTTGCTGTCGCCAATAACAAACAAACGGTGATCAATTCCAACTTGATTAGCACTTAAACCCATGCCTTCATGTTGTACCATCAAGTCTACCATTTCGTTTTTCATTTGCCCAGGATCAAATCCTGGGTTATCAATATCCACTGCGGTTACTGCTTTCGCTAACCAAGGATCTGGTGCTAGTATTAATTCCATTATTGCCTTCCTGCCCAAAAGTCTCTGTTAAAATGTTGCTTTTCAGCAATCGTTGTTTTAGTTTCAAGTGGTTCAAGATCTTTATCAATATGTATACGTTCAACATCATAACCAATTGTACGTCCGTAGAAAACATTAGTAATATTTGGAACTTGAATTATTTCAATCATTTTAGGATAATCAACTTTGAGATCATCTTCGATTGTTTTTTTAATTTGTTCAAATGTGTAAGGATCTTTCTTGTGTGGTGCTCGCACCATTATAACAACTTGTTGAGCTTTGCTTGTTCTATACATTTCTGGAGTTTCGATTCTACCTTTATAGATCATAGAATCAAGTATAGCACGATGTCCTGGATCCCAAGGTTGAAATCTTCCTAAGAATTGAGCAGTGGGTCTACTCCAATCTTCAATACTCATTTTATTGTCCTCTTAACTGCAAACATCTATGCCGTATTGATCTTCAAAACGATCAGCATCAGCTCTAGTGTTTACTATTGGTTCACCTCTGATATTTAAACTGGTGTTTAGTAACATTGGGCATCCAGTTAGTATAAACCATTTTTCTAACATCTCTCTAATATGTTTAAACTCTGGCTCTTTACCTACAGTTTGTACTCTGCTTGAATTGTCAACATGACATATAGCAGGAAACTTTTTTGGAGATTTACATATTCCAACACTTTGCATATACGGACTATGAACCCAAGCCTTGGGCAAATCAAAATATGCTTGTGCTTGTTCTTCTAATATCATTGGAGCAAACGGCCTAAACTTTTGTCTACGTTTAATTTCGTTTACTCTATCTTTAATATCATCTCCTCTTGGATCTGCTAGTAAACTTCTATTGCCTAATGCTCGTGGTCCAAACTCTGCACGACCACTTGCTACACCTACAATTTGTTTTTCTAATAATAGATCAAGTAATTGGTCCACTGGATATTCACCCGGGATATCACAGCCCAAAAACGGACCTTGCCAGTTAAGTTTCTTTTTATAACTCAATGCCGCCGCACCTAAACTGCTACCTGCATCACCTGGGTTAGGCATAATCCAAATATTATCAAAACTATCAATTTTACTATTAGCGACACAATTGAGAGCAACACCACCCATTAATACCAAGTTGTTGCTGTAAAAACTATGCCTTGCTCTATTGCATAAACGAGTTACCAAGTGTTCAGTTATAGCTTGTACACTAGCCGCAAGATCAATATCCAATGCTCCTGGCAAATAATCTTCGTCAATACCAGCATGACAATTTTGTCTAAATGTAAAGTCTCGTGAGTTTAGAATAAAGTCGTTGTATATTGTATCAAAATGTTTATTCTCACCCCAAGCGGCCATGCCCATAAAAATATACTCTTCGTCCATTGGCTTTAAACCAACATGTTTTGTCATTGCACTATAGAATAATCCCAAACTATGAGGATAACCTTGCTTCCATATTTGACGGTATCGTGCAATGCCTTGGTTATCATACATTGCTCGCCATATACTAGCGGTTGTAAATTCGCCAATGGCATCTATTACAACTACTGTAGCAACATCATATGGTGATGTTTGAAACCCTGCGGCCGCATGTGATAAGTGATGATCATACTTATGAATTTTAGTGTTACACTGAAAAGGAACGCCTTGATTCTTTAATACATGCCTTACTGTAATGTTTGACCAATCAATTTTTTGGCCTGCATAACACTGTCTTACTTGTTTCTTAATTGGATCTTCGTAGTATGCAATAGTATCAATATCGTCAAAATCAACTTCGCTCAACAGCTCACGACATAAGTCTTTATCATTTTTATTTCTACTATATCTTTCGCTATGACTTGCAAATGAAATATTTCCTTGTTCGTCTACAACGCTTACTGCCGCATCATGAAATCCAGCTGATATTCCTAATATACTCATCAATAACCTTTGCTATTCTTTTGTGTCCAAGTTCTAAAGGATGACCTCCAGGACCTTTAACACAATTTCCTTGCCATTCTAGTATGCCGTCTTTAGGCCAACCAACAAAGAATCTTTTATCAATTTCTCTAAACTGAGCTTCAAGAAGTTGATAGTATTCGTCATAGTAACCTTGTAAACCAGCTACATTATACATTAGATAACGTTGATTACGATTTAGTAAAAATCCTTGCAATGCAATTATCTGATTAAACTGTTTTCGAAATCCCCAAGCGATATCATAACTATACTTATAATAGTCTGTTATCCAGTCTGGTTCTTTTTGTGTTCGAGCACGAATTGACATGAACTGCGAAGGTTCTGTATTTGGTAAATCAAGTGCTTCAAAACGACTTTGTTCCGGCCAACTTATTAATACTAAATCAAATGTTTCGTTGATTAAAGTTTCAATTGTTGTTCTAAAAACATAATCAGAACTAGCACCGCAAAGTCCTAGATTAACTACTTCGTCAAAGCCCAATAAGTTTTTCATTAGATATGGGTAGGCATCAACTTCTCTATTAGGAAGTTCATCTCCATATGTAAAACTATCACCAACGGTTAATAATCTACGTTTACTCATTTATAGATAAACGGATCCCGTTTGCGTAATTCTTTAAGTTTTTTGCGATATGCAATCTCTAATTTCACACGGTTAATTAAACTCTTAAACCATTTGATCATTGAAAAACTCCTGCATTAGGTTTGCGGCTGATTTATGTGCATCTTCTAAGGGGTGTGTAGTGCCTACCTTGTATTTATTCTCTAGTGCCCACTGGTAAAAACCTCTAGGGTTCTGAGTTTCACCATTCTTTGTTCCTTCTGGAAACCAAAACCATTTGTTCATATCTATTAGATTGTACAAAGTTTTGATTGACACATCGGCATTTTCTATTGTATAATTGTATAATATACAGTTGTCAGCACAGGTAAACATGTAGGGAATACTATTAGATTTTAAGTAGTTTTGTAAGTACACTATTTCTTTTAGTGTGCTATATATTTCCCAGTATTCACTGCTACCAACATGTTTATAGAATGTTTGAGCAAAGCCAGCAACACCTGTCTCGTTTGCTCTTTTAATAGTATCTTGTTGAGCCGTTAGAATACCATCATCTTGGGTATGGAACTCTTTTTCAATTGAAGATAAGTCACTTTCAATTGTCCACGAGTTAATTGAATACCAATGCCCTGTACGTTGTTTGGTATCGTAATTGAAACGAAACTCATAGCGTCCTGGAAATGTCCAACTAACTATAGCAAACTTATCTTTTGTTAATGACTCTAATGCATTAATTGTTTGTCTAGCGATTGCTTCGTTGCTATTGCCAGGTGTTGCTACATTTATATAATTGGTATATTGTTGACTAACCAACTTTGTAAAATTATTATCAGAGTGTTCTAGTTCACTTCCTGCAACAAAACTATCACCCCCGGCTACTATAATCATAACCTGGTTTTAACCTTTCAATTTGTACGTCATAATAATCCTTGTCTGTCCAGCAATAATCAAAATCACATGAAGCCTCAAGTGTTTCAATTTTTACAATGTCTAAGTGTTCGCCAATGATCTCCCACACTGTTTCAGGATTGTCTGTACCAAAACTACCTACTAGATCAACTTGTCCAACTGAATGATATCCATAGTTGTATTGTGTGTCATTGTGATTAAAACCATTACGCTCTAACCAATCTGCATATTCATCCATTCGTTGCTTGTGCCACGGATATTCACCAGCATAGGTAATATCACGTGACCATTCAATGTCAAACTCGCCACTGTAGTAACGCAAATGAGTAATCTCTTCACACATTGCGTCTGTTAAATCAGGTGCGCCTTCATCAACGAACACTTCATATAATGTTTTTCCTACTTGAGTCCAGTGTTGGTAAACAGTACCAAAGGTACGATCATATCTTTCCTTGTTGAATGTCCGCTTATGCTCGTCGGGATAATCAAATCTAGGAGCATTTAAAAATGTTGTGATCTGAGACGGACGCATCCACTGCGGTGCCTCAATTTGTTTCTTCTGGCTCAGCATTAATGATTCTGCTTCGTGACACAAATTGTTTAACTGTCTAATAGCAAACTTAGTTTCGTGATTTGCTTTTTTATACCAGTCACTCAATCCCCATGCACTACCTTGTAGTACTTCAAAATGATTATGCAATCTGTTCATAATATCCTGATTTGGGTTCATGCCATCTCTCAATGTTTTTGGTGTAAATATTTCTCTTATTATATACTCCTTGTTAAAAAAATCATTGATAGTATTTTTGACCCACTGTAACTCTTTACATATGAAGTTAATATCTCTAGCAGTATTAGGAAAACCCAAGAATAAAAAGTTCTTTTCTAAGTAGGAATCATTTATTAATAATCCATTTAATGCACCTAGCCAGTTACGTCCCATTATAGTTTGCTCAACGTCAATATGAAAATCAACTGTTTTACTTTTGTTAACTGGATTTCTTAATACTACTTTAACTTCTCGTGTCATATTTCTAACCACCAATCTAATATATCATGCCGTGAAGATAGAATATCTGTCATCGTCAGATCTTGTGTTCTAATTTGTTCTAATTTTAATATACGTGCTTTGCCTTTTTGTAGTCCTGCTTCATACTGATCTGGCCATTGTTCTGCAAATGTTGGTCTATTCTTTAGTTGTACTAGCACATCTTTTAACGCACCATCAACTGAAGGAATAAGTTCATCTAACCATTTATCCAACAGGTTACGAGGCAATGCCAATGGCGACATTACAATGTCAGGACTAAAACTAAAGATTACTTTAGCAAGTATTCCTACACCTAATCTTTTTGCGAGTTCTTGTATTTTTTGGACTTCAAAGAGTCCTGGTAAGGTAAGAGTGAAGTCAATACGAATTTGGCGCGAGTGGTTGCTGACCTCAACTCCTTTATTGAAGTTTTCAAGCCACTGGTCAAAATTGAGACCTGTTCGAATATACTCTCCAATTCGTCCCGTGCCATCGAGGCTTGCACATATTTGCCAATCACGTAGCCTAGCCAAAATATCAGTATAAAGATTAGTGCCAGAATAACTAATCCTAGATAAGTTAGTGTTATATCTTGCATAAACATTTGGTCCATCTCCTAGCTCTATAATTCTCTTCATATACCTCCAATGCTGTTCATACATTAAAGGTTCGCCACCTACCCAGTAGACTTCTTCTACGCGGTGACTTTCAACTGCTTCAGCAAACTCCTGTTCTATCTGAGTTGACTGAAATTTTTCTATTTGTTTTTTGAGATTAGGTCGCATCCAGTTGTTCTTAGGATCTTCCCAATTTATCATATTATGCTTACGTTGCTCGGCTTCCCAACTTGAACTGAGCATATCACCACACATACGACATTTGAAGTTGCATAGGTTTGAAAACCTATAATCCCAACTAACTGGCTTTAAACGGGTCGTACCATCAGGATCGGTGTGATCCCATATACTATCATATTTATGTCCAAATAGGTTATTAAAATAACTTCTGTAAACATCTGTGTTTAATAACTTGTTAGTACAAACTTCACATTCACTAAGTTCTTCACCAGACATCATTCTACGCCTAACACTTTTCATGTGTTCGCTGTTCCAGTGTTCGTCTAGTGTGGTAGGTTTATATTCACCTGTTCCTGAGTCTGTATCAATATACTGCTCAAAGTTCTGTGCTGGTTCTCTACTAGCACAACAAAGTCTGCGTTCTGTTTGCGGACTTAGGTAGGTATGTGTCCACGGAGCCATACACAAATTTTCAGGTTTTTTGTCTGGTTTTATCATATTAAAAATTTACATATAAAGATTTTCGAATAACATTGTTAGGAACTTTACCTTTCATGCCGTGTTGTATTGTGTGCGAATTTAATAACATTAGTCCAGTATTTACTTCATAGTCAACTTCGTACTTGATATCATTTTCATACCAGTAAGTACCCATTGATTCACTGTTACTTTCTTCTCCTAAGTACAACATAATAATATTACAAACACTATTAGGATCATCAGTATGCATTGCGTTTTCATAGCCAGCATGATCAAACCATATTTCAACACCACGCACCTTTTGCTTGTCAATATCAAGGCTAGAAAATCTACCTGCTATTTCATTGCGTACAATACTATCACGATCAATATCTAACCACCACGACTCTCTGTAGCCTCCAAGATGCCATGTTTCAGTAATAGGGTCAAATTGCGTTGTATGATTAAACAACTTATTTTTAACACCATTGGGGATATTGTGTTTTAACTTGTATCCGTTTGTGGATATTTGTTGTACCTCACGTATCACTGTAACCCATTGCCTTTGCTATTTGTGTATGTGTTTCTAAAAAGTTTTCTTTACGATATGTATCTGTTTGTTTCATTAATCTAACAAAGTCTTTACCATTACTGCTAGGTCCATTGTCAATAAACTTTATTAGTTTATCAATTTCATTTTTATCGTGTGGATGAAATTGATCTTGTTTTAAACGATTGGTTACTATTTGTTTTGCTTCTATTGTCATTTCACCAATGTTTTGGTGGCGCGGATCATGTAACATATTAAAGTGATGATAATCAAAGTCCTGTGTACGCATCCAGTCACATAAATCTTTCAAGTAGTAGACATTCTGAATATTTACAGTTAAACAAATCTGTAACTTAATATTGTTATTCTGATCACGCAAGTCTCTAAAACGTTTTATATTTTCGCATACTTCGTCCCAGCGAGCTCCAAAACGTTCGTACTCAAATCGTTTGCCTACGTTATCAATACTAAATGCAATCTCAACATACTTAAACTCTTTCCATAAATGTACAAACTCTTCTGGATATTGTGTGCCGTTGGTATTGTAATGTATTTCAATATCTTTTGCAAAGCCGCCGTCAACTGCTTGTTGTAGCAATTGAAAGTGTTCTTTGATCATAAAAGGTTCACCACCTGTAAACTCAAAGTATTTTATGTTAGGCAGTAAGTCAATCATGTTCTCCCAAAATACTTCAGACTCACGAGGCCACTTGCCATCTTTAAGCCACTTGTATGCAATATGATCCTTGGCATTTCTATTTTTGTATTTGCGTATATAATCAATTTCTTCTCTTGCCCATTTACTGCTTGACCAACTTCCACATATACGACATTTAAGATTACAAATGTTTCCAAGTTTTAGATCAATAAACCATAAACTGTCAGGATTGGTGTCAGAAAAATCTATCAACGGGCGTTCATGTTTGAAACGCACATCTGTGTTCATGCGTTTGCTTGTGCGTCCTGCATCTTCTTCATCCCAACAGCGACTACATGTTTTAGGTTTTTCTCCACGCAAAAACTGTTCACGTAAATCAACCATGTATTCGCTTTTATATATTTCTTCAAGTGTATTTTCTCGTAGTGCATACTTTGTACCATCTGGTTTTGTAATTTCGTCCATTGCTAAACAACAAGGTCGACTGGTACCCATTGGTGTTGTTTCCATACTAACCCAAGGTAACATACATATTGTCTTGGAATTATTATCCACGTGCCGACTCCAACTCCGGAAATGTTTTCCAAAAATCTTCGTTGCGTATGCGATCTAACTTTGTAATTTCTTCTTCAAACCTTGGCCATTCTTTTGATCCATCGTTGCTCATCATAAAGTTAATAGCACTTTCAAATCCTGTTGTTGCTCTACGTAACTTATCTTGTGGATCTAACCATTCAATGTGTTTGCGATATGCAGGTTCAATAACTTCTTTTTTAAACTTCTCTGGAAAAATATCAATACGATACCATTCAGGACTTTGACAAATATTAACATTAAAATCCTGTGGTTGAATAAACCCTTTTTCAACCCAGTCTTTGTGAAAGTCTAGTACATGTAAAACGTTTTGACTAGTGACTGTAGCACTAACATAAAAGTCAACATGTGGCACTTCAGCCATCATACGTACTCTGTTTTCTTCAGTCTGTTTCCAATCTGCACCTTTGCGTATTAGCTCTGCTTGTGGACCCATGCCATCAAGACTAGCACCAACATTTACTGTTTTAAACTGTTTCCAATAATCAAATACATGCTTTTTCTTGTAACGCATTTCACTAAAGTTTGTATTGTATACCAAACGCACATCAGTCTTGCCTAGTTCAATTAAACGCTCAAGCAAGTAATAATGCTCCTTCATAATCAAAGGTTCACCACCTGCAAAATATACTTGTTCTAAATACGGAATATGTTCTTCCATTTGATTCAGCATTCCGTCTTCATCGCCAGTTGTGTACTCTACTCTGGCCATGTCTCTTTTAAGCACATCAGGTACTCTTCCGTACAGTTTTACATGATCGTTGAACCAGTTACTGCTAAAAATAGGACCACAAGAACGGCATTTAAAGTTACATAGGTTACTGAAGCGTATATCCCAATAACGCAACTTAAACTCAGGATGTTCGCCATCTTCTGTTGTTTGATTTACTTCTTCGATCAAATGTCCGTAGTTTCTATTAGCATCATTTCGCATACTAAAGAAACCGTTTTGTTCTTGTTCATAGCATTTAGTACATTCTTTACATGGCTTGTCTTCAAGCATGTTTTTACGCATTGTTTTATACGCATCTTGATTCCATACTTCACGCATTGTGTCTTTGCGTAAGTCTCCAATTGGATGCCAGTAATCACCTAAACAACAAGGATACACTCTACCATCTGGAAAGGCATGCATGTGAACCCAAGGCAACATACAAAAGTTATCCTCTTTGACAAGTCTGCTAAGTTGCTTGTCTGTTAAATCTTCAGGCTTGACAAAGTGCGGAGTTCTTTCGTTATAATCATATTTTTCATAAAAGTCTTTTTTACTTGAGTCCATTGTACCACTCCGCTAAGGTTGGAAACGTAGCGGTAAAGTCTTTACCTCTGCGTTGGTCGTATTGTGAATAAAATTGTTTAAAATCGTTGTGAAGTTTAGGCATTTCAAATGTTTCTCTATGTGGAGTTTTAACAACATCTAAGTAATCAATTAAACGCTGTACATGATTAATTTCGTGTTCATGTAACATTGCATGGTTACGAAAATTAGATAACCAATCTTGTAATCTTTGCTTGTGATGTTCCCTAATCTCGTCAGGTAACACAAGAGGTGATTGGAAACTTGGAAAGCGTAAAATATTGAGTGTAAAGTTTGGAAAGTCTCTGCCAAACTTTGATTTCCATTCTAGCATCCACGTTAAGAACTCAGGTAAACTTTCTAAGCATAATGCATTAATGGTATTCATTACATGCAATCCTCGTAGTTTACCACTTCGTATCAGTAGCTCTACGTTTGCTGTCCATTGTTTCCATTCTAATCCATCACGTATATATTCGGCTTGTAGACCCATACTCTCGTTGCTGGTATATAAGTCTAATTCAAGATGTTCTGCCGCATCAAGCAATTTCTCAACTTTTTCGCTTTCAAATCCCAAGTTGCTGTTAATAGCAATTCGAGTTTTTGACTTACCTTTGTTTTCTTTAAACCAATCAAACAGGTCCCATGTGTGACCGCTCATCAACGGCTCTCCGCCAGTGATACGTAATTCTTGTAATGTTTCGTGCAAGTCACTTTCCCACCATTTGAAAAATGCTTCAACGTATGGGTTGGTTTCGGAATACTTGTACAAACTTGCTTCGTTGTGTTCATGTGTAAAGTGATTACGACCATCGCTTTCTAGACCGGCATATGCTCCATTCTTTTTAATATCTTTAACCCATGTAGTACTGAACGCTGGGTTACAATAACTACATGCAAACTGACAAGTTCTATCAAAAGCAATTTCAAGTGTACGCAAGTTAACATCATCTTCCGGAGGTGTATTGTATGCATCTTGTAATAATTTGTCACTGTAGATTACACTTTTGTAAACTCTATCACTGATATTATCTCGTTTAATATCTTCAATCTTCCAGCAGTATTCGCAACCTTTGGGCCTTACACCTGTGAGCATATCAGCACGATCTTGTTTCTTTTGTGAACTGTTGTGCAATGCTCTTGGATTAAATTTAACTTCATCAACATCAACTTTGTGTGCTGGTGGATGATGACAACTTGTAGTCATACCACTGCCTAACCATATAGTAGCATTATACCATTTGGCTCCACAAAAACTTGCACTCTTTGGATCAAGAATTCTTTTTCTAAATTCTAAATCTGTTTCATTAACTAACTTAGGCAAAGTGTTCCTCCATTTCGGATATATAGTTTACTATCTTTGTGCCACGATGTCTATCTCTAATAGTAATCATATCTAAAAATTCTTTCCAGTTTTCTTCATTGGAGTTATCCAATGTATTGATAATTCCTTCTAAACCATTTTGTGCTTCGTAGTCAACAGCACGAAGTCTATCTTGTGCAAGTTGAGCTAATTCTTTTGGCAAACATACAGGTGCCAGATAATGAGGCTTTGTTAATATATCAAACTGTACAAAAAGCTCTTCCTGTTCAGCCCACTCTAATAATCTATCAATATATAATACATTTAAATTTTGTACGACTGTGTTTACAAAAATATTAGCATCGGGTATTTGACGCATCAACTCTATATTATTAGTTATAACATTCCATTTACTTGGATATCTTATGTAATGATTAAGTTCTGCATATCCGTCAATACTTAAACACATCTTAATGTCGTGTGCTGACAATACATCAACCCAACTTTGATCAAATTTAGTTCCATTTGTTGCAATCATTATTTCTTTACGTTGTGTCAATGATGAAAGAATATCGCGAACCCAAGGCAACATAAACGGTTCGCCTCCTCTTAGAATAAAACTATCACAGTGTTCCATTATTTCAAGTATCTTGTAATTGTCTTTTTCATTCCAATCGTATTTCTTCTGATCCCATACCTTGTCAAACAGTTTGTTTTCTTCAACTAAAAATTGACTACTAGATTGCGGATTACACATCAAGCATTTCAAGTTACATAAATTTGATAACTGTATTTCCCAATCCAGTGGCTGTTCTGTTTGTTCTGTTATGTCACTCCAACGTTCATTGCTGTACTGTCGAAAACTTTTTGATCCTTGCTCCTCTTGTTTATAACAACGAACACATTCATCACTGTGTTCATTGTTCTTTATACGCTTTCTTAGATCATTGAGATAATCGCTATTCCACCACTCGTCAACAGAGTGTGTTTTCATATTAAAATCTGTTGTAACAAAACTACGACAACAAGGCATAAAACGTCCTTGGGTGTCTACTAGACTATGCATAAACGGACGCACACAAAATTTATCGTTATCTTTGAGCATAATATCTACACTGTTTCCAAAACTCTTCCATCTCAGGAAATGTTGCTAAAAAGTTTGTGTCTCTGCGTTTATCGTGTTCAGTAAAGAACCTATAAAAGTCTGCACGATTGTTTTGCAAATATTGTTCAGGTAATTCATCTCCTTTACGCATCCACGCTATATCTCTACGCATACGCTGTACTTCATAATCTTTAAATCCGTGGAATGGATCGTCTTTGGTTTCTAAGTTTCGTTCCATCCAATTTGCAACTTCTTCTAATTTTTCAGCATAAGGCCATGGCAATATCTGTAGACTTTGCCAAGTTGGTTGACGCAACAATGGTGTATCAAACCATATACGCTGATAAGTTGAACTAAACGCTTTACGTAAATCAAGTATCCATTCTAACTGCTTTTTAATTCCACTCACACTCAAGTTATTCATTGTAATAATAAATGTTAAACTATTACGCTCGGGCACCTCTCCTAAATACCTATATACATTATGATGCATACGAGTCCATTGAAGTCCGTGCCTAATATATTCTGCTTGTTCTGGCACACCAGTGTCAAGGCTAACATATTGCATAAAATGTTCTATTTGTGTTTTACATAACTTTTTTACGTAACCAATATACTTTTCAAACAGTTTATCTTCAACACTGAAGTTGCTTGTTACATTTAGATGTAACTCTGGATTTGGTAATGCTAGTACATAATCAAACACACGATATGTATTGTTATCCATCAACGGTTCACCACCAGTCATACGGAAATGTTTTAGGTGTGGGTATAACGAGGGCCACCATTCCCAAAACGCATCAACATATGGATTTTCTTCTCTGTGTGGAATTGGTCTATTACGCCCAACAAAATGTTCAGGTGCATTATGCGGAACACTAGTAGGATATGCTCCTACTTTTTTAGTTTCCTTCATCCATGTGCTACTAAATTGTGGACTGCAATACGAACAGGCCAAGTTACATGCATTATTAAAATTAACTTCAACGTAACTAGGTTTCCAGTCTTCGTCACCAGTACTGTTTTTAATTGCTTCGTAATCACTGGCCGCCCAAGGTTCTCCACTGCGATAATGTCTATCGCTTAGGTTACCTGAATCCTCAATGTTCCAGCAATACTGACACTCTGGAGGACGTTCACCTTTGAGCATCATTTTACGCTGTTCTTTTTTGTGTTCTGTATTGTGCAATGCATTAGGATCGAGTTTTACTTTCTCGCGATCCATTTGATGCAACGGAGGATGATAGCAACTATTATTCAGCCCTGTTGGTAAATGAAAACTTACTTGTTTCCATTTTGCTAAACACAAGCCGTGGCCAAGATTATCTTTCATAAACTCGGCACTAGCCATAAACTTACTTTTATTACCTACGGATTCGTCACCCTTGTTCATTTACCATCCCATCATAAATCGAGTTTCTTCAGGTACCATTTCTATTGTAAACGGTGGATCAAATGTTGTGTTAACAATAACACTCAACACTTCTGGTGCATACCCTGCTTGTTGTATATCACTAACAATTTGATCTGCAAACGGACAGAATGCACTTGTTAATGTGTGCGTGATTGTAACTTCGTATTCGCTTTGATCTATCGCAATATCGTATATCAATCCTAAATCATATACATTACAACTTATTTCTGGATCAAAAACTTTACGTAAGTTTTCAATAACAATATCTTTATCTATTGCCATTTTACCAACCCTCTATTCTGCGAATAACATCAATTTCTTTTGTCATTAGCTCTAAGTTTTTATGACCAGTTGCATAGTGATATTTAAAGAAAGCACTTTGTTCTGCATCAAGTTCAACAATATTTAATGCTAATCTATTATTAAGTAATTCTGTAATAGTTTCCATGTCATTATGATTTCCTATTGCAGTAACTTCGAGGTATTCTTCATGTAAGTATGCAAGTTTATCAAAGTCTTGTACTTGAGTAAAATCCCAATCCGACAACATTGTTTTGTATGTGCCGTACCGAGCTCCGTTGATTGCTTCTTCTCCGTGTTCAACATCACGACCAATTGTTTGCCAAATCTGCAAGTGATCTAGATTACGTTTCTTTGCGTTATCATCGAACTCTTGCAGACTTGGCTTGCGTCCACGATCTAAGCACATTTTAACACCTTCGCGAAAACCAGCCCTCCAGGCATGATATTGACTTCCGTTAGGATATGTAGTGCTATAGCAGTTGTGCATAGGGTAGTAAGTTTCCTCGAAACAAAACTCTACAGCCGTTTCGTGACTCCCGTCACTTGCTTCGTGGGTTCGCATATTGTTAACAAAGCCTTTGCTCCAGACACTCATGCCACCATTACCATACATTAATCCATTAATGTGGTTACGTGCTTTCCATCTAAAAGCAGAGTCTTCGCCAGGCGTTTCAATTTGTAAATTAAAAAACTCTGGATCTGGAATATTATCGCCATCAATTAAAACAAAAAAGTTAGTGTCACTTGCATCAGCACACGCCTTATGAGCCGCATCTGATCCTTTAACGTTATCTACTCGTTTTGCCCATGGAACAATATTCTGTATTTGTAGCCAGAATTCTTCTTTCTGAGGTTCGTCATAACTTAAATAGATGCAGTCTAAATCTGCAACATCAGTGATTTTCAAATCCATAGTATTGCCCTTCTCCGGAGTTAATTAATATACCAGCATGATTCTTAGCAGACTTATACGAACTGATTTTACATTTTTGTAATAACATTTGATCAGGATTATCTGTTGCACGAGTAAGTTTTCCATTGACTACTCTTAGGCGTGTATACTCAGGTCTATCGTACATTGCTTTATTGATACGAATAAATCTACCAGGAACCTCTTCATTGACTGTTATCCTAATAGGCATTCCTGCCTCATCATAGTATAACCTGTAGATAAAATCCATTATTTTAAAATCCATAGCAGAGTTAATCCCACTGTAAGGAATGCAAGTAAATGCCATATCTTAAGTTTAGGATACACAACGTGGCCTTTGTTTTCGTCTTGTAAATCATCCCATATGTTTTTCATAGTCTTGTATTAACTCCTTAACTTTAAATTTTTTATCATGATAATGTACTGGTTGAAGTTGTTGTACGTTATTAATACGCAATTCATTTAATTCATTTTCAACCAGCACACTATCAAATATTTGTGTACTCTCAGCCCAACCTTGTATACCCGGTTTCATATGTGCAAATGTAAAGAAATCTAAGCTAGGAACATAAGGCTCAATTTCTAACATTGCTGATACAATACTGTAAACAACATCAGTTGTAGGATTTTCATCACGTATATTAGTAAGTGCAAAATCACGCACTTCAGTCCAGTTACGATATACGTCACGAGCTAGGGTAAAAAACTCTGTTGCTTCGCGACTGTACCGGAAATACATCATACCATTATATACATCAGGTAAATTATTATCACTGAATAACTTACGATAGCGATTGCCTGTGTATAAACGTTGTTGCAGATCTACTACTCCATGACTTAAAACTACATTTCTTAATCTAAGTGCTGGCCACCAATGGGAGATATTCCTTGGAAACAGCAAATCAGATTCAAGTTTGATGGTCTCTTTAAACGGCGTTAACCAGAATGATTGCCATTCGTTGGCCAACTTCCATTCATCATTTTCAGCTTCATCAATTTCTAGGGTAATAACGTAGTCGAACGCACGGCGTTGAGTGTCTGTTATTTGAGACTTAGTAAACTCGTCAACTATGACAGCATATAGACTGTCGGGCTGAGTTACCTTTATATTTAGCGCCTGAAGGTAGGCCAGCTCTAAATAATCCACATCATTTGTGTTCTGTGCAATAGTTAGAAATCCTCTTTGAGCACAATGTGGTTGTTTACGCATTTAATACCTCTTCAAACTCTATACTTTGTAGATATTGTTTGTCGTGGAAATGCAAAGATATGTATGGTAAAACATATGCTCCGTCGTCTGTAATAACTTTGATCCAATCGTCTATAATAATTTGGTTAACTTTGCCTTGAATAGTTTGTATACTCCACGGTATTTTAGTAGAAGTATCTTCAACATAACCATTTACTAACCTATCTGCAATAGTAAAAGCGGCATCATTGCGAAAATTACTTGTCTGTAATTTATACAATGCACGATAATAAGGATAGTTGTTTTGTATCATTTTAGCAAACTCAAATAAATCCTTTGACTTCTGTGTCTTATTAAATACAATTACTGTAGCCCATAACATAGGACCAATCGATAACTGTCCAAGAGTATCAACCAAGTTTTCTTTGTTAACATAAGTGTTCTTGTCTACTATAGCATAATCTTGTACAGTGTCAAGTACTTTGAGTAAATTACTATCAAATATTAGATAATCGCCGTCAACTAATATAGTTTGATCATATGGAGATAAGTCGTATGCTTCACACCTTCCGGTATTTTGCCATTCGACTATTTCATTGTCCACTCTTCTTTTATTACTTGACTTTGTACCACTTACAATAGTTGTTGGCAATCCAAGATACTTTTTAATTAGTTTAGCATTAATTTTTGCAATCTTTATATAATCAATTTCTTTTGTATTAGTTGCAAATATTAATACACCTTTAGACTTTTCTGACACGTTTTAGTTCCTGGTGTTGAGTATGCCAATCATTCATTACTGCTTGGTAACGTTGATTGGCTAACTCTAATAATTCATAACGTTTAATAGCAATAGGATTATTATACGTATCTTCGAGGAACATGTCTTCGTCGTTCCAGGTTGACAAAAAAGAAATTAGTTCAGGTGTGATATAAAACAGTCCACCATTATAGGTTACATGTAACTCTGTAACCATTTTTTCTCTAAGTGCTTTTTTATTTGTTTGGAATTTAGTAGCTGACTTAACACGTTCTACTATATCAGTCATATTATTTTCCTTGAACTTTTCTTACATTCTCTATAAAGGTAATTGCATCCTCTACGGTATGAAAATTTTCAGCATCGCTATCATCTATTTCAATCTGAAATTCTTCTTCAAATGCCATAGCCAACTCAATGGTATCCAGGCTATCGGCCCCCAGATCATCAACAAAGTCTGAATTTAAATATATATTTTGTTCTTCAACACCTAGGTGTTCTTCTAAGATATTGATTATTCTAGGTAAAGTGTCTTCGTAAACCATGTAATACTCCTAAACGAAAGTTGCTAGTAGTATATAACAAAAAACCCACTCTGTCAAGTGGGTTTTTCTTTTTTTGGTTTAATTAGTGGAAATTTATTAACCTGGAGTAATGGATCCCCATGTATTTGCTAAATTAGTTGTTTCTGGTGGGCGAACAGTAAGAGAAGTAACAACATTTACACTAACCGCATCATCAAATCCATCAGCGGCTGTATCAGTTAATTCTACAGTCAATGTTACAATCTGACCAACGTCTGCGTTAGAACCTTGTACACCATTTGTATGGATTTTAACTTGTACATCGTTGTTGTTATAGTCTGCTGTACCTGTGGCACCGAATAGTCTTAGAATTGATGCGGCGCTTGTGCCTGCATTCCAATATCCTAATGCTGTATTAGATGAGTTTAATGTACCACCTGTTCCTGTACGACTGTTAGTTTGACCGCCAATGACAATAGTTCCAATGTGGCCTAGTAATGTAACCCAGTCACCACTTTTTGATGTACTGTTTTGATTAGTTGATGAAAAGTTCCAAATTAGTTTACCACCTGCGTTAAAGAAATAACGTGCTTGGTCCGCACTAGCGAATGTTGCTGTACGTGTAAAACTTTGTGTTCCAGTATTAGTTGTATAGTTGTATGTTGAACTGCCTGTTGCAGTTGCATCAGATCCGTTTGAATTTGCATCTAAACGATTGTTCATTCCGTCTGTAATCTTAGAACTTAGTGTGCTTAGGAAAGCAATGTTACTTCCTGCTGTCGGAGCACTAATTCCTGATCCAGATCCTGCTTGGTGTGTTAGGATAGAATCAAGTCTAGCAATCAATGTAGCCCATTGCGTTGCTGTTACGGTTTCAACTCCAACTGTTGATAGTGTTGATGTTTGGCCGTATCCTTTGTTTCCTGTTCCGACACCCCAAACTGTGTTAATGTTCGCAGTTGTATGCGTTACAGACGCACCACCTTGTGCGAATGTATTGTAATCAACCGCTTGGATTAATCCACCTTGGCTATATGTCATTTTGTTTTTACCCTATAATTATGATGTTAATTTAACAATGGCTTCGACTTGGCCTTCCTCGTCTGTCCATTTATCTTCTAAAGAACGTCCGATGACGTTCCAAGGGGTAATTTCATCTTTAGTAGCGGATCTAGCACGGCCATCACCTGCACTCACTAATCTGTCACCCTTATTGACTGTTCCAACTACTGTTACCGGAACTCTTCCACTAACTGCAATCGCTGGATGCGTTTCATCGTCTCCGGCACCACTATTCATTAAGTATGCCGCTCTACTACTTACCACGCCAAAGACATCGTCTGATAAATCATTGGCCACTTTGGTAATTTCTTCTGCTCCACCTAGTGCAACAACTGTTCCAGGAGCATAACTGCCATCACTGGCAAAACGCTCCGCCAAGTCAGCGTATTGTGCTTGGGTTGAAGTTCCATTAAATGTGGAAGCATAAATTGTGTTAAATTTGTGTGTAGCATTACCTAAACTAAATGAGTTTCCTGTTGAAACTCTAATACTACCTGTAATTTCATTTGTACCGTCATGTTTTAGTAATGACGCTAACTGTGTTTGAATATCTGAAATGCTACTACCTGAACCAGCAATAGCGTTTGTTAATGTAGTAATTTCACCATCAACATAACCTTTAGTCGCAATACCATTTGTAGTTGTTGGAACACCAACTGGAACTTCTGCACGGCCTGCGCCTGTTAATGAAAGTACTTTGGTGTTAACGTTGCTTGATTTAACATAAAAATCAAGATCATTTCCGTTTGTTACACTAGTAACGTTACTAGCACCCGATGTAACAGTTAAACTCATATCGTTACTTGAACCAATGTTTAGTCCGCTGTTATTCTGAATTGATTGTGCGGCTGTAAATGCTGTGGTTCCTGCTAGTGTAGCATATGCTGTTGCCGCAACACCGTTAAGTGAAGTAGCGTTATCTGCATCGCCCCAATATTTAAGTCCTGAAATTGCTGTACTTAAATTAAAGCCTGGTTTGATTGTAGTGAAACCTGGAGCAGAACCTGCTGTTAATGGAGTAAACTCTGCATCTCTACTTAGTATACTAGTTAATTGGTTATTAACGAAGAACTTAACAACAACGTGAGTAGCGTTACTAACTGTGTTATCAGCAATAATATCTGCTACTGCACCTGTTTGTCCTGATGTTGCTGTAAATGCTGGGCCAATTGTTACAAAGCTAGTTCCGGAGTAAACTTTAAGCTGAGTATTTGTGGTATCCCACCATAAATCGCCAACAACTGGATCAGCTGGGGCGGATGAACTACTAATTGAACTCGAAATAACTTTCCAAGCACTTCCTGTGAACACTTTAAGTAGTTTGTTAGCACTATCATACCAAAGTTGTCCAGTAAGTGGATCATCTGGGGCGGCAGAGTTTGAAAAGTTCTCTAATATTTTGACAAAGTTCTGGTTAAGGAAAGCACCGTAACCTGAATAGTTTTTTCCGATTAGTACAAGACTTGTGGTTGTTTCGTCAGTCAACCCGTCTGCTAAGTTAATTAGCGTAGTACCATCTGTTTTGGTAATTGTATATGGCATTTACATGTTCTCCGTACAAGTATATTTCACTTTATATGTTTTATTTATCAACATCGTAGTCTTACTGATCAACGACAAACCAAAAATCTCCATCAACTCCAGTAGCACTATCTGGCGTTTCTGTGGAAACAAATTTCTTAGATCCATGCCATTTTTCATCATTGATAATTGCCTGCGTAACAAACTCTGTATTTGCAATCTGCTGATCGCTTTGGTTTGCTGTTGCAGTAGGCGTTAATGGTTGACCTGCAAGTTGAGGTGATGCAAGAGGTGCTTTTGGTGTGATTTGAGCTATTACCTCAGATCTTACTTCGTTGTCTCTATTTTGTGCCCAGTTTTGTATTTCTGCTATAACTTGAGCTTTGATTGCTTGAACATAAGCCGTTGTTGCTAACTTTTGACTGTTATCAGTTAGGTTTGGTGTTGCGGCTTGTGGTGTCCCAATGAACACTGGGGCATTCAATGGTGCTTTAGTATTCAATACTGTATTGATTGTTGATATATCTGCTGTATGACCTGATATAGTAGTTTCAGCTGAAATCAATCGAGTATTAATTCTACTAATAGTATTGTTTAATTCATCTTTAGCAGTGTTAATTGCTGTTGTATAATCTGCTGTAATATCACTTCTAACACTTGTAACATATCCTCTATGAGCAACTCCTTGCTCAGTTGAAGGTTGTGTACCAGCAAAACTTGGACCCACTTGGATTTCTCCTGTGTTTCCTTGAATAGTCATTGCTCTAGTTCGTGTTCCATTAAAATTAATAAAGAATTCAAAATCAGCATTTAATTGTTCGTTATCAAAACTTATGCTTTTAATATTTTGATCAGTGTATATTCTACCGTGTGTAGTTCCACCAGATGCAATCTTTAATCCTTGAGATCCATTGATTGTTACATTGGCATTGATTGTGCTATCTTGATTCTTTCTAACATATTCAGTTGCTAGTTGATTTCCCAATTTGGTTGAATCTTCGCTTATGCCGTGGAAATGAAAGTTTGGTGTTGATTTGTTAATATTAATTCCGTTTTTAATAGTATCAAATCCAACTAGTGCTGGTTGAGGAACAAATTCAGCATCTTGGTTAATAATTGCGGCAATAGTGCCGCCTGTAACTATTTTAAGAACAACGTGTGGAATAGTATTGTTGTCAGGTACAATAAAAGGTATACATCCTGACTCGCCCCAGTTCTTTTCATAATCTGGACCAATAACTTTAAAGCCTGATCCGCTGTATACTTTTAATTGATCTTTACCTGTGTCCCACCAAAAATCACCAACTGCTGGGTTTGCTGGTGTTTCAAGCGATATACTTTCAGATGCCAATGGCTTCCAACCTGCAGATGATCCTTTAAATACATAAAGTATCTTGTGTGCGGTATTATACCAAACTTGCCCAGTAACTGGTCCAACTGGAGCACTAGGGGAAGCAAAGTTTTCAGCTAATTTGTATGTATTTTCGTTTAAGACTTTACCATAACCTGCAAAGTTACGCCCTGCAAGAATAACAGGTGCGTCATTAACTGTGGTAGTTGTACCATCAGCTAGTGTAGTAAATAAGTCTCCGTTACTCTTGTAAATATCCATTGATGCTCTCTATCTTTGTAGTATTTATGTTATCTTATGAGACTTTGCTTGTGCAAGCCTAGGCATGCCTTCAAATAATTCAGGACCAAGAATTTTAATTAATGTAGTTGCATGTTCTTCGCGTACTGCTTCTCTGATATGTTCTTTTTCTACTTCTGATAGTGCATCATACCTACTTTTAACAGCTATTTTATATTCGTCGAATGTCATTGATTGATCTCCTATGTGATTGTACACAGTTCTCTTAATATAAACTATTTATGGTCTTTTATTCATCAAAAATCCATGCCGCTGAAGTCACCATCACCAGTGTTTGGATTGTTTGGTTCACGTACTGGCGGCGGTGGGGGTGGTGGGGGTGGATCAACATATTGAGCACTTGCAGGAGCATGGCCAAAAATACCATCGTTGGGTACAAAAGTTAAATCTGGTTCTTCACCGTAGTTGTTAACTATATTCCAAGATCCAGTGGCAAAATGATCGCCTTGTGTTTTTAAATAAGCTGATTGTATCTTTTTCCAATCTCCATTAATTTTTTGATGTGCAGTAACAATTTCTTGCCACTCACCTGATCTTTTGACGTGTCCAATCTTTCCAATTGTAAATTCTATTTCAGCATAACCGTTGGCACCAAGTTCGTAATTAGTAAGTCCACCTTGACCGTATCTAAATGTTCCATCATCAAATTTGACTGGTGTACGACCAATTCCAAGTTCAGCGAACCCTCCACCGGTGGCACTTAATATGTATCCGCCGGAACTTCCACCGCCTCCACCAGAGACATTATCTGCACCAAAGTGTCCGCCGCGTCCAGAGTTTGGGCCGCCACCACCGCCTCCGCCTCCGGCGCCATTGCCAATCATTTCCTGTCCTTGTTGACCGGGGCCAAATGCGTAATCACCAGGTGTTGTGGTTCCATGGCCGCCTGCGTGTCCAACACTTGCACCTCCACCACCACCGCCGCCTCCTGCGGCGGCAAGAACTAGGTTATTAACTAATACTAAACTTGCACCTCCGCCGGCGCCACCTCTACCCATAGAATTATTAGAGTTTTTGTGCCCGTGCCAGCCGCCAGCACCTCCAGATGTTTTAAAACCGTTTTCTTCGTATAAGGACTTACCACCTAGTGCTAAGTTACTTCCAGGATGGGAGCCAGATTGTCCGCCGCCTGCACCTACAGCAACTGTCATAGTTATATGTTTTTTTAGATAAAATAAATTGGTTCTTATATGAACTCCAGCCGCACCACTTCCACCTGCTTGACCAGTACTATTGGCACCGGCCCCGCCGCCGCCTCCCCATAATCGTACTTTTGCATATGCTTCTATTCCTTCAGGAAGAGTAATAGTGTAAACACCTGGATGCGGAAAAGTAATTAATTTTCTAGACACTTAGTTGATCCTATTTACGAATTTAGTCGAACAATAGCTTCAATTGTTCCAAAGGCCTCATCATCTTTATTTTCTAAACTGCGACCAATAACATTCAAGTTTGTTATTTCTTCTTTAGTCGCTCCTTTTGCAATGCCATTGCCGGCACTTATAAGTCTTTGACCTTTTTTAACTTTGCCTACTACTTTAACAGGAACTCTTCCGCTAACAGCTACAGCCGGGTGTGTTCCGTTTGTACCTGCACCGGCATTCATTAAATGTGCTGGTTTAGTACTAATAACTCCAAATACTTCTTCACTGGCTTCTTCAACTGCCGCTGTAATTTCATTTACACCGCCTAACGCAACCACTGTGCCTGCATCATATAAACCATCTGCATGAAAACGTTCTGCAACGTCAGCGTATTGTGCAGTAGTGGAAGTTCCGTTGAATGTGCCAGCATAGACTGTACTAAAAGTCTTAGATGACGATCCAAGATCCAGTGTACCATTAGCAATAGGAACTATGTTACCAGTTAGTGCGGCCGTTCCAGCTAGTGGAATAGACGTGTTTCCAGTTAAGTCTGCGTAAGCACCAGTTGTGGCTACCGTAGCAAAGGCTGGCTGATTGATTAAATCTCCATAATCTCCTGTGGTAGCCACAGTAGCGAAAGATGGTTTTCCAGTAATTTCTGTCCATGCATTTGATCCTGCTGGTCCTTCAGGTCCAACTGGTCCTTCAACTCCTTGAACTCCTTGTGGTCCAGTTGCTCCCTGAGCTCCTGTGGCTCCTTGTGATCCAGTAAGTCCAGTTGGTCCTTGTGGTCCTGCCGGTCCTTGTGGTCCAGTTGCTCCTGTGGGTCCTGCAACTCCTTGACTACCTGTTGGTCCAGCATCTCCTTGAGAGCCAGTGGGTCCTGCTGGTCCTTGTGGTCCGGTTGGTCCTGCAATTCCTTGCGGTCCTGTGGGTCCAGTTGGTCCTTGAATACTACCAACATTCTCCCAAGCTGTTCCATTCCATACATATAAACTACCACTGATTAAATATCCATCTCCAAGTGTACCTAATGCGGGTAAATCAACCTCAGCCGCTACGCTTCCAAGAATAGTAATACTAGTACCATCAGTACCTTCAGCACCAGTTGCACCTTGTGGTCCAGTAGCACCTTGTATTCCTTGTTCGCCTTGTATTCCTTGAATACCTCTAAGTCCTTGTACACCAGCTGATCCTGCTGGGCCTGCAACTCCTTGTGGTCCTTGGTCTCCAGTAGAGCCTTGCGGTCCAGCTGGGCCTGTAGGTCCTTGTACTTCACCAACATTAGTCCAACGCTCAGTGTCCCAAATATGTAAGTCACCGTCAATTAAGTATGCATCGCCTGCAACTTGTCCTGATGTAGGTAGCTGGGCTACATTGGTTAGTGTTCCTTTAATAAAGACACTTGCTAATCTAGATAAATCAGTTGGACCAATTAATGTCCAACTTGTACCATTCCACATATAAAATTCGTTTTGATCAGTGTTGAACCATTGGTCGCCAATATTAGTATTTAAAGGCCTGCCTAATTCACCTGCCACTGTCAAGTTACTAATTGGTTTAAAAACACTACCGTTGTAATATTTCAAAGAACCAGTTGCTGTATCATACCAAAGTTGCCCTGTCATTGCTTGACTAGGTCTTGTTGAATTTGCAAAGTTCTCTAACAACTTAATAAAGTTTTCTTGTTGGATTTCGCCATAGCCGATATAATTTCGACCAACCAGCGACAATCCTGTACTATTATCCAATGCACCATCGGGTAAGTTAATTAATATATCACCATTGGTTCTGTTTATAACGTATGACATTTTATTCTATTCCTCAACTAATACTACTTAGATTTGTTAATGTTTGAATTCTAACAGTATAATCGATTTGGATAAGTCTATTCAATGACTTTTGCACGGGGTGAAACACAACGTGAGTAAGTAGTTTGCCTGTTGTTGTTAATCCGCTTGTACCATCTGTACTCCTGGCTCTTAGACCTAATTCATCAAACACATAATCTCCGTTTAAATCTTGTACGTTATCAAATGCACTTTGATCACTTGGTTCACCATAATCAAGTAAGCATGTTACTAATATATCTGTATATGGCTGACCTGGTGTGTGTCTAATTTCCATTTTATTCCTTGTTGCATCAAGGTTGTTACTGTCTGTATCGTCTACAATTTTACTGTATGTTGGATTGTATAAACTACTGTTCTGTGCATTGGTGTTTGCAGGGTTGTATGTAATAACACCAGTAGCATTAACAGTTGTGCCACCATTTCCAAAATGCATTTCGTAAACGTAATTACTATTTTTATTTGCTAAATTGAACGCTAGTGCTTCACTTATGTTTTCATAATGAATTGCATTACGTTTATTAACAAATACTTCACCAGAATCTGGATCGTGTATTTTGATATGCCCTTGAAGATGGAAACCACCTTGTTCGTCGGGCACTCTAGTTGTTTTTGTATCATTTTTCATATTATCAGTATCCTGCTCTACTGTTGTATTATCATTATTTATCATGGGTTATAAGCCGTTGCTTTGGATAAGAAAGTGGCTTGCTCAGATGCACCTCCACCCGACGAAATACTAATACTGTAATCGAATGGTGCATCACCTGGATCACTGTCTGCATCGTTTGGACTATCTGGGAAACTTTGGTTGAATGCATAACCAAATCCTGGACCAATGTAGTCAAAATCGCCAACTTCAATAAATCCAAATTCATTCAAACCATTCATCCAGTCTGTGTGATCTGAACTGTCTGGTAATGATTGTAAGTATCCTAGATCGTCTGCTCTAGTACCGACTGCGATAGTAGCCGGTACACTAGTTCCTAGTACACCTCTGCGTATTCTACCAACGGTATTATTAACAGTATCTTTTTCATAGTAGTATATGATTTCTCCCTGACAATACAGTACTCCTGGTTTTCCAAGTCCTGGGTCTGGGTCTGGAATTTTACTAACATCTTGTAGATGTAGTGTAGTATCCGACCAATCAAAGGGTTGTGTTAATACTGTTGAACGTGCTTCTGCAATTCTATAATACTTACGTGAAGTTTCTGGAGCAAATTTAACCGGACATGTTCCTGTATTACTTTCAACATTGACCTGTTGCCATATAATTGGCATACTTAATGGTGTACTACCTAACGTTTCTGAAATCTGTGTTAATCCTAACCAAAAAGCTGGTTGGTTGGCTGGAGTTGATCCAGCTACTGCCCAATTAAAGCCATTCCAGTAATAATAGTTTGATTGATCTGTAACAAAATGTACATCACTTTCAAGTTGGTCAGTTGATGGCAATGAAGCTATATCAGCAACTTCTGTTTTGTAATTAAATCCACGTCGTGATTTATAAAGTGTTCCATTGTATACAATGCTATCACCTTTTCTATAGACAGACTTGGGTACCCAAGTGTCAGCACTTGCAACTAGCCATGCATTGTCAGTATCTTTCCAGTAATAGTGTGTTGATTCTGCTGTTACGTAGTACAGATCAAAATCTATATTTGATGCTGACACCGGTAAGTCTGCTGTTTGTGCTACTGTGCCTTTATGATCTATTTTATGCCTGGTTACATATGTATGTCCATTATAGGTAGCGTATGCCGTTTTGTCATAATCAGCATCACTATTCCATGCAACCGGAGGCTTCCAAACAAATCTCCAACGTGCATTAGTATCTGGTGTTAATGTAAGTTTATTTTTAACATCTGCAATAGCAACATAATAAATTCCGTTGTATTTTACATAATCGCCTTTGTTGTATGTTATAGACGAAGTCCAATCGGTTGGACATAACTCTTGACTTCCAGTTAAATCATGCACAACTCTATATCCTAGTGGAGGTCCACTAACTATTGCACCTGTGTTATCTGTTACTCTTGTAAACACACTTAAAATTAATGTATCAAAATTAATTCCTGGAACTAATTCTTCTGGGGCATGCGAGCTATACTTGTCAACAAATGCTCCACCGTCAATGCTGATATCTTCAGCACGAGTACCCAAAGCAGTATCAAGATACGTACTTTGAATGTATGAGTCAATAAAGTCTCCTGCAACATTTTCATCACTAAATTTTAACCCTGTGACTATTACACCTGGGTAGTTGATACCAATGATCAAGTTTGTAAGTAAATCTTCACCAGCTACTCCATCTTCATTGACATAGTACGCAACAATTCTATCAAGTGCGTTTCCATATTCATGACTTAGTTGTGTAAAAAATCTAAAATCAAATATTGTACTTGCTGGTACATCTTGCGTGGCTTGGTAAATTTCGTTTTGGTAATAAACATAATCACCAGACACAACATCTAATGTAGATGTCCATTTAACCAAGTTACTTCTATATGTTGTTCTATCAAATTTAATTGTAGTGTTTAGTCCTCTAACTTTGTTATTAACCATAACAGGATATGCTTTGCCACCTGTTCCGTTACCGTTAATGTTAATGATTGGACTAGAATTAAATGTGTATGTTCCACTGAATGTAATACTTGTAACTTTTCCTGTTGATGGATTAATCTTAGCAATTGGTTTAACACTAGACAATGCTCCAGTTACACCATCGTTAACTGTAACAACCGGAGGAACTGTATAGCCTTCTCCACCTTGTGCAACTTGAATACTTTCAAGTGTCAATGCTTTATTTGATACCCAATCCTGGTATTGTGTTTGCTCAAGTAATGTATTATCATTGATACCTTCTCCTGACGGACTACGGAAAGCATCAATAGTTTCCTCGTAGTATGAAGGTAAATCAAAGTCTGACACGTTGCCAAAGAAAGTATCGTTACCAGCATAACTAATTAAATATTCACGTATCTTACTTCTATACGGTTTAACCTCATTGATATAATCAATGTAATAATTTTGATTGTCTTTAACATAACTTGGATACTGAGTTAATTCACGTAACTGATGGAAAACAGTTATGAAACTGGTTTTAAATATCCAGTCAGTATTTCTTTGTGTGTAAAGAATATAGTAAACCAATGTAAAGAATAACTTGTTAAACTCTTCACGTAGTTCACCAATGTAGATATCAAATCTAAGTGCATTAAAGATATTGCGTATTTCAACACTAGGATTAATATCAAATCTTTCACTGTCAAAGTTTTCAGTAGCAAATCCTAATGTATACTTTGAACTATCATAAAGTTTATCTGTTATTTGAACTGTTCCGTTACCAAGACCAATTAATGTTAGATTATTAACGTCGTTGTAATTTATAGTCCTGTATAGTGTAAATGTCCCAATTTGGTTGTATCTAACTTTAATAACACTTCCTGCTGGAACTAGACTTAGTTTTTTAACATCTGCTTCGTAATCAACAGTATAGTCTGGCCTATTTGTTACTGACCAACCTTCAGCGTACCAATCAACATAATCCCAAAAGAAATTTGTATCATATGATTGTACTCTAGTTAAAACAAAATCATTTGCACTGTTCAATGTATATATTGACCAACGGTTTTCAATCGTACTATCAACCTTAACATATACTCTATGTCCTGCAGATAATGCTGTTAAATCAAGATATGCTAATTCATCATAAATGTCAACCACTGAATCAAATTCAGTTACTCCTGGTACAGGCTCAGAACTAAGTAGTCTAGTTAAAATCTTTTGTTGTCTAATAGGATGTTTTATTAATACAGCATTGGCTGAACCAACAAAGTTTTTTAGTGCTTCTTGTCTATTAATAATCATTGTCTGTCGAGGTCTAACATTGATGCCGTAACGATCCTGCTCAAGTAATCCAGAGTCTGGAACAACAAAACCTGATGAATCTTCACCTGCTAAACTATCAATTAATTTACTAATAATACTTTCTGGAATATTACTATCAGGATTGCCTTCTTGTATCAATTCATATTCAGTGTGTACAGTATTAGAGTTGCGTATCTTATCGTAACGAATTTGTAAGACTGTGTCTGTACCACTTAGTTTATCATTTACATTGTATAAACTTATTGCGTTTTCTGCAACCAATGCGGCATACGGAATACCTTGTAATTCAGGTTGCTCAATCATTTCTGCAATACCAACAATACTTCTAGTTTTGTTAATAGCACTATTTTTATTTGTTACCCAATAATAGTATTTTTCTTTAACAATTCCTGTGCTTTCGTCAACGGCAGTAGTAGTAACAAATGTTCCTTCGCCAGTATATTTTGGCACTCCGTCTGCATCAGTTAATGAAGTATATTCACTTGGCTTAACAGTACTTTCAATCCATTCGCTAACACTTACTACACTTCCTGGGAATAATTTACCCCAGTTCTTAATACGATAAGTTAAGGAATCTTGTTCGTAGTCTACGTACCTAACCAAACTTAAATCCCACCAAGTTGTTCCAACTTGATCTTCACCCCAGTGCATGTTTTCGTCAACCTGTACGTCAACTCTGCTACTTGGGTTAGTTGTATAAAAAGCAGGATCAGTTGCTGTTTTGTAATCAAGGTTTATTTCAGCTTGTCCTAGTACCTTTCCTTTAGCAGGATCAATATAATCAAAGTTTGAAATAATTGAATTTGATTCTTTGCTATATATCAACATACGACTTAGTGTATCAATATCAACATGTGTACCTTCTTGCCTTGTACGTGACCAGATTCTGGTGTTATTAGTTTTGTATAACCAAGCAGTACCACCATTGGGCACAATATTGTCATCACCTGGATCGCCTACAATAATATATTGGTTTTTAAGATCAAGTCCCAGACCAAAGAAATCAAATCTACGATTCTTTATTAAGTCAAATTTCTGTGCAAATATTTGTAATCCTGTATTGGATACGTGAGTTTCTTTGTTTTCAAATAGTTCGTAAATGTATGCATTACTTCCAAAGATTTGATCAATAAATGCAGTACTGTTTCCATCAAATGTAGTAGTTGATTCTGTAGTATCTTCTGCTTTGTCAATTATTAATGCTTGTAATGTTTTACTATTTCCGCTTCCAATTAGTAGCGTTTCATCTGAGTCGCCAACGCTGATACTTAATCCAAAGCTCTCACTACGTGCTCCGCCTGGCACTGCAATAGTTTGTTCGTATTCAAATTTACCAATATCTAAATCATCACATATTGTATGATCCATACCAGTAACAAATAGTTTGTTTCTTTTTAGTTTACTAGTGCTTTCAATAGTTAACAAACCATTGGCAATTGAACTGCTAATTCCTGGAATGCCGCTGGCATTAATCTGTTCACTCAATGTTTCAATTGAAGTGTCGTTTAGTGTAATTCTAAATCCATTAACGTACAAGTTGTCACCAGCAGTGAGTGATGGGTTTGCAACCTTAGCTGTTGCTTTACCAAGATATCTATTTTTCTTTGTGTATCTGTAAACCTTACCACTATCATAAAAACTTGTTTTATATCCTGGTGCAGTAACATAAACACCTGCACCACTAGAGTCAACTGCAATCTGCGATCCAAACAATGTATTAGCAATATTATCTTCGCTTGGAGCAGTAAGTTCTTGTACTTTGTCCCAATGTGTAGAACTAAATTTAATCTTTTGTCCTGATTCAACTGTTTCGGTTAAAATAATTTCTGACGTACTTGATAATGCATCTGTATAGCTTGTGCCATCAAGTAGTTCTTGTTCACCAACATAAACATTTGCCATGCTAGTAATATCAGGTGTTGGAGTATATGAAGTTGTGAGTGAATTAGATTTTTGGAATTCAACTCTTCGTTGATAGCAATATACTTTACCTGCGTCTGCTAAACCACCAACTGTTTCGCTTGGTGCTCCAACAAATAACTCTGACCCATCTTTGTTGCAATAAAGAAACTTGCCAAACTCTGCATCTGCATTAATACCAGGTGTTCCTAACGATGGATCTGCTCCATTTATTGTATTTTGCTCTGCATAGTATGGTGCTTGTGTTATTTCAAGTGACGTTATATTAGTATCAATTGCAGGTATAATAGTAATTACACTACCAGTAATAGTATAATCAATACCTGGTGTTAGTATATTAGTAGCACTTGCTTTAACAACAACTGAATTAATATTAGTTGGTGTCCATCCTATGTCATATGTTTCGCCAGCACTAACACCGTCGTGTACCAACGCCGGAGTTGTACTTGAAGTCAATGTTATTTGATTGAATTCAACATTATTCTTTTTGTGATAAACATACACTTTGTTAGCATCTGGTGCACCAACAAAAATCCAATTACTGTCTTCACTGATTCTGACAGCCTTACCAAACCCTTCGGTACTCGATGAACCGGCTGGTGCAGGTAATATTTGTACTCCGTGTTCTTTTTCACTAACTCTAAAGTTGTGTACAAACGCTATTCCTGGATCAGTTCTTGGTGCTCCAACAACACAAACATATCCACTTAGGTCTACAGCATCTCCATAACCAGTAAATGTTCCGGTGTGCTGATAAGGAATAAGTTTAGCTGTTTGTGCAAACTTGCCTTCCGGTAACAATGAGAATATATTAACACGACCGTTTTGTCCGTTTCCGGCGCCAACTGCTATTAGGTCTCCGTGAATATTAATTTTAGTTGCACCACCGTATCCATCATTTCCTACGTAATCACTGCCTTCACTGTTTAGTTCTTGACTTTGTGTCCAATTGTTTTGTTTTTCGTAGACACCCCATTTTTCAGTATCATCAAAGTTTTCAACCCAAACTCTATCGCCATTTTTCCATCCACGTTTAGGAGCAACAGTATCAAGCAACATTGGATTTTCAATTCTCATACTATCCATTTCAAATAGTATTCCTGTGTCATTGGATATCGAACGAGCTTCTTTGAGGAAGTCCTCTCCTTGATACATTGCAACCAATACTGTTTGTTGTCCTTCTACAGATTTTACTCTATAAAAACCATCATAACTAGCATCAAAGCCTTTTATGCAAAATACTTCGTTAACTTTTAAGTTGTGTGGTTCAGTGAAGTCAATGCTCATTACTCCATCAATTTCAAAACTAATAGTCTCTGGTGCGGCATCACTTGCGGTTAATCTATATACGTTCCAGTCTAGGTCAAAATCTTTAGCTACCCAAATTTTAAATCCATCACCAAGTTTCTTTAGATGAGTGTTAAGTGCATTAAAGTTTGTAATATCGTATAATGTTGCATCAATATCGGCACTGTTTACAAAACCTGCTTTAGCAATATCTTTTGAATAGTCACTATCATCACTGCGTGAATGGAAGATATTCTTTTCAAACTTTGCTCCAGTTTTCTTATACAGGCCAGCTGACTTAACACTAATAATATCCGGTATGTCTGGATCTAAATTATCTAACAACTGAAGCGAACTTGGATTGTCAGTTAGTTTACTATCATCTAGTTCTATTTCAATTTGTGCATCACTTTCTAGTGATCCGTATTCTCCAACACGTACCGCCCATTCTTCGTAAGTATCAATTTTACTTGATATATTATTAAAGCTGGCACTTGTTAATGCTGTAATACTATTGTTAGATCCTTTTTCTTTGATAAATCCTTGATAGAACTTTGTTTGACTTTGGAAGTCTAAGTTTAAATCTGCTAGGTATTTTCTATTGCGTAATCCAATCAGTCCAGTTGAAAATTGCTGTAATGATTCATCGACTGGCATGTCTTCAATATTGTATAGGTTAACAAACTTCTGTGCATTGAATGCAAAGTTTGGAAGTAATCCAGTTTTAATTGCAAAGCGATCAACTTGTTGCCAATTGTTTAAATCAAACTCATCGCTTCCAATAACATTGTTAAGAGCTACATAGTAGTTTCCTTTGAATGTAACCAATGATCCTTTTTTGTAATCAGTATTTGTTACCCAAACATCAATTTTAGGATCGTTATAAACAAATCCTGCAGGTGCTAATTCGCCTGTCCAGTCTGCTGTTTTATTACCAACAACTTTTAATCGGAACTGTCTATTTCCTAATTCTGGCAAATAGATAATGTCATTGAACACTGTAGTATTATCAAATACCAGTGCATGTTCAAATTGTACAATTCTACCTTCAAACAAGCAAATAGTATTGTTGTTTAGTGTCTCTAAACTAAATTCGCCCGGCTGTCTATTAATTGTAAATTCAGTGTTTTTAATAACTCCAAAGTTTTGATTTAATACTTTATTACCATTGCTTTCGTTTGTGATATGATCAATAGTTCCGCCAGTTGTGTTAACTTCAATACGATCAAACGTTGGACTTAATATTAATATACTACCTGGTGCCCATTCTTGCTGTTCCCAGGATAAAAATTCTTTACAACTTAATTCCCAGTTGCGTTGCTCGTTTAGTGCTGGATCATTTACGTTAAATGTAAATCCTTGACCTACTAGATAACGCCCATAACTGATTAGAAAGTCGCATACTTGCTGTACGTTAGCAAATTCATGTCCGTATGGTACAAGTATTTTCTTACGTTGATAATTGTGATACACTACTGCTCGTCTATCTAGTACAACCAATGTATGATTTTCGTTGTCAGCAATACTTGGAATAATTGGAAAGTACGGATTAGTTAAATCGTACCCAGAAATTGTAAACCCGTTTCCGCTACGCTCAACAACAACTCCACTGTATACTAGTTTCCTAACTGGTGTACTTTTGTTTAGAATAATTTTATAGTTCTCGTCAGGTACAATAATACTTTCGTTGTTACTGGTTGGACTACTTTGTTCAGCCAATACATTGATATAATTTTTACCTGTGAAACTTGCAGTTTTATAACCTAGTTGAACATCAATATTTTTAAATTGTTTAGTTAAAGTTGTTTGAGGATCAATCCCTCTGTACTTCATATAATCAACAATCCAGTTCAAATAACCAGCAACGAAATTGCGTGATTCTTCTGTGTTTGCAGTAGCCGGAATAACGCTGTCCGGAACGACCACTGTATCTGGACTGATACGTTTCAGAGTGCTAACATTTACAAGTTGCTTTAATTTACTATCTCTGTAATAGCGTTTGATGTTTAACAAACTACCAAAGTAGAACGCTGGTTTAAGTAAACTTAGTCCACGCTGTACTGCAAATGGATAATCACTTGATCTTCTCCAGGAGAACTCAGCAGGTCCAACAGAACCAACTGAAAAACTTTGATTTAACTTTGGCGGATTTAGTGCTCTAACTATAAACTGATCTGGGCTCTTTAATACACCATACTCATCAACAGGGATAATACTGGTTAATCCTGGACGTTTATAATTGTCATCGTATCCTGCTCTGTTACCAGCATAAATGTATCCTTTTTCAAGGTCTTCCCACAACAATAAGTTGCCGCCAGTATATGGTGCTTTGCCGTAACGGTCTTCCCACCAACTTGGAATAATACTGAACCCAAGCATTTCCCATGGATGCGTATGTGGGCGAACTGTATCAAATACACTTAGATAAACTGCTCTAGCACTGCCTGGTAATTTAGTATCGTCTAACTTGTTTAACTGATCTTTGTAGTTCCATGACCACGGATCGTTTGATTGGAAGAAACTGTTGGTTGAGTAATCAACTTGGTTGGCTCCTGCCCACTTCAAGAAACTACGACTAATAATACGTTCCCATTCAACTTCTGTGTAATCAGTATCTCTGAAATTTCCTGGAATATAAGTGTTAATATCAAAGATGTTAGTTGAATAATCTATTTTAATATTGTTATAAATTCTACGCTCAAATTCTAATAGCAAGTCATCTCTAAAATCATTGAACGCTGGAATAATACTTCCGTCATGTCCTTGTATAACAAAAATTGGAGTTTGATAGTTATCATCTTTAAACTTGAGAGGTCTAAACGCTGGAAACAATCCTAATTTACTTGGAGTTGCAGGTAAGTAACATCCATCTGTATTATGATAAACTGCAATCCTAATTTTATCATCAACAACCAATGTATAGTTTTCGTTAATAATAACTGCTGATCTATCCTGAGGGAAATAATAGTCTTTACCTTTTACTAATTGTACATCATTTACATAAACAAGTATTGCAGTATTTCCTAATTGATCATCATTGAATACTGATGGTAAATCAAATTGTTTAAGATTTGGATTGATAACAGTGTCGGCATATATTGTTCTATTGTTACCATACGGCAACATGTCTGTGTGGTAGAAAGGAAACGAACTGTCTTTTGTTAAGTTGATAGCATCAATTATAGCATCAACATGTTGTTCAGTTGTCTTAGAATCAATTGATGCAATCTGTCCAGAAAGTTCAAGAAACTTGTTTTTAAATTTTGTATATTCTCTACTGGAAAATTCAATACTTTCAATAAAGTTTGTATTATCTTGTGTTAGGAATAGGTTGCTGTACAACAATGGAAAACCATGCTGTAATATAGTTCCTGAACTATCCTTGTAATAAATGTCTCGTTGACTACTAAATGCTCCAGTTGCTTCATATATAACATTTGTGTTTTCTTCTAATTTAGAAATATGATCCTTGAGTTGACCAAGTGTTAAACTACTAAAGTCAGAATTTTTACTGTTAAAGTCCAAGTTACTTGGAACTTCGTAATATCCCTGTTGACTAATACTCTTTCTACTATACAACAGAATGTCAACTTTGTCAAACTCTTGTGTCAAGAAAGTTGGATTAATTACCACACATAACTTTTCACCAATTAACTCTAGTGTAAAATTACCTCTACTCAACAGTGTATTTTTAACCCAAACTTTGATGTTAGGCATTGTTACAACTTCGTCACTGATAATATCAATCTCAAAGTAATTGGTAAGCCCATCAAATTCAAATGTTAATATTTGAAACTGTTTACTTTCTTCTTTGTTCTTAACCCAAGTATTACGATACTCTTTGTTTGTCTTGGTATAATTTTTAATTAAAAATCCTGTATTGATACTTTTGGATACTGTGTCCAATGCAATACTACTAGTAAACGTATCGCTGTTATACGTTGCTTCAAATTCTAAATCACTGATGCTGTTAAAGTTTCTATAACTGACAGGAAATCCTAGTACGTTATCATTGACAGTGCCTGTTCCTTGCTTGTATTGGAATAGCGTTGTTCCTGTAAAAGTAGTGTTAGGATAGGTTGTTGTATTAGAAAAACTAATGTCGTTGCTGTCAAAAACATCAAACAAAGGACTTTCGTTTACTTTTGTTTTTAGTTGCCCTTCGTACCAAAGGTTGCCGTCATAATGATAGTTCTTTTTACTGTTCTTACCAGATAACACAATAACCACGTCGCCGTCTTCAAGTAATCTTGATCCTGCTTTTTCTTCTAAGTGAATTGTAGGGGAACCAGCAATAGTCACCAAACTAATTGTGTAAACACGCTTTCGAATTTCAGGATCTTCTTCGTTTGCAAAGATAATACTTTTGTTATCTTGTAAAGAGAACAGCAATTCCCAACTAGAACTTGTTGTGGGATCCTGTGCAATGTTCTCTTTTGCTTCATATGCAATACCATTGTAAATAACATACTCTTCAGCAAGTATTGTATTTGCTGTTGATGTATCATACACTGAGTATGCAAATAATTCAAACCAAGTAGTTCCAATATTCTCAACAGCAGGAACAACATTTATGCCAACGTTTTGAAGTGCTTCGTATGCTTTATTATTATAAGCCATACGCTCGCCTTTTTGATATGTACGTGAATCATCAAAAGGTATTAGTGGAAAATGTTCTTTCCAAACAACAGTATCAGTGGGCAATGTTTGTGTATTCTTAATAGCACCATAAACACTCGTTCCTGATATAACAACTGATCCTTTAAGATAATGAGAAATATTTGAATATATACTTCCTGAGCGTTCAATGTCACTAAAGGCATCTTTAACAGTAAAATCTAAATAGTCAACTGGTTCAATGGCTTGAATACCAAAATTAAGTAATCTTAATGAATGTTCAAACTCAATGACTGGGCGTTTAGCTCTAAACTCTTGATCTGGCAAACTAGTATTCTTAGCTCGGTAATTAGGAAGTTCAACTAGTGTTACTCCATCAGACTGAAGTTGAAAAAAGTTATCTTCGCCGTATGCATAAAATATCTGGTCTGGATTATATTCGTATGCTAAATTTTGTATTGCTACTTTACTTCGTAGTGTAGTTACTACCTGCACATCATCTGGTATAGGAACAAATTCATTGTTTAAGTTTGGATCAAATGTGAAAGTATATATTAGTACTTCTTTATTAAGTTCAGCAGTCTTAGTTAAGACATCAATATGGAACCAACGATTACTTCTTGACCAACCGTTTAAATCATAACTTCCTCTATTAATAGTAATATAGTCAGGTGTGTTTAACCCACCTATAGCATATGTTTCGTTTGGTGTTAAGTCAGCAACTGAAATCAATCTAATACTTCTACCAACACCTTCAACATAATATTCTTTATTTGCCCACCTTGCTGGAGTTACACTATCATTAAATAAAATCTTTAATCCATTTGTAAACTCAACGCCGTTTGGACTTGCATAACTAATTTGTCCAATAATGTCTTGGGCAACATCAATGGTAAAGTTATCAGCATCAACAACACGAATCTCTCCAAAGAATACATCTGATGTTGAGTCTTGGTAATACAATCTATCAAGTATACTGGTAATAACTGGTACTTCGTGGTATGTATTATCAAAGTCTAAATAGTACTCTTTAGTTCCACTAGCAATTCCGTTCTTTACATAAACTTTCTCATCAAATGCCACGGCAGTTGAAGGCACAAGCGTAATAATATAATCATCGGCTAATCCTGTGTCTAAATCTATATCACTGGTCGCAATAAGTGTTACTCTCCAAATATTTCTTCTAATGTTAAACGGAACAACTTGATCATCTGTAGCAATTCCATATCGTAACATATCAAAAAATTCATTGTTTGTCCATTCAATGTCTGTTACAACATCGTCATTGGTAACAAACACCATGCTTTTATTGTGCAAGTTAGCATATGTTTGAGCTCCGTCAATTCCGTTTTGGTGTGTCTTTAAGAACTGACTTAGTAAAACACCTTGTATCTCATCATAATGAATACCACTTGCAATATCAACCTGCTCAATAGTGTCCATAAGAGTAAATCTATTTTGTGCATCAGCTAGTGGAACTTTGAAAGTAACTGTACCATCATCTGTTCCGTTGTTTTCTACACCAAATACTTCACGTGTACTAATGTTGCTTTGGTTTGTACGAACCCCGCTTGTGCCGGGCTCAGTTTGAATCCAAAATTGATGTTCTGGATCATCAATTTTAAAAGTATAAGTTCCACCACGTGCTAGAACTAGCACAGGATTACTTTCAATTCCTTTTTCACTGAAGTTAAAACCACTAACACTAAGGTTACGTGTTACGCTGTAGTCTTCGCTGGTTTCAACGTTGCCTGCAAATACATCTACACTTGCTGGTCCGTCTGGAACCCAGTAGTAATTCTTAAAGTTTGTAAACTTGTCATAATCAAACAATCCATCAAAACTATAACTTTCATTGGAAAACAATCTATTATGATTGTCAATGATGCCGCCGTTGTATTGAATCTGTTGCAATAGGTCAACATACGAGCTAAAGAAATCAATGGTGTCAGTGTCTTTGTCTTTAACAACAACAGCTGGTTCTAATTGATAGTTCTGTCTTGTAATACTTGGTTCAGCGACATAGTTGTCGTTTGTTTTATATGTAGGACTAAACTTACGGCCAATGTAGCCATTTACTTTTGTAAAGTTTGGTTCAGATACTAATTGATCGAGTGTAGCATTTAAGAACTTCTTGTTAGTCTCTGTTCTAAATACTTCTGGAAGAAAGTTAACTGTTTTAACGATTGCCATGTTACTGTACTTTACCTTATGTTACCACTGACGTGGATTGGTTCAGTTGACTTGCTGTAATTGATGCGATAACTTCAACATCATCAACTGTAGCAGAGCTAATAAGAATTTCATCTGGTTCAGCATTAATTTGATACAAGTTACCAAATTGTGCCGCACTGTTATTTGGAACAATAATAATACTTGCTAACTCAGGTGTTAGTTCTGAATGCAAGTAAGCACTTAGTTCACTAAAATAAAATGTTTCGCCAAAGTCCCAGTTATTAATATCAAAGTATGCGTTAATAGCGTTAATAACACTAGTCTTAACATCACTGTCTGAAATAATCATATTAGAATTTTTAACAACTTTAAACTTGGCCTTTAATGCTGTGTCTGCTAGTTCACCAAATATTGGTTTAAATCTAGCACTGTTATAGATTATTGCATCACTCATTGCTTTAAAGTTTTCAAGACTTGCAAATTCTGATTTAAGTTCTTCTTGTGAAGGTGCTACTGGTAACGTTAAAGTATTACTAGTGTCTGTAATAAAAGCGGTATAATCTGTTGCATATTGCTTGGTTAGTATGAACATATCCATTAAGTTGTTAGGACTTGGATCAACTCGTCTGTTGTTAGGACTTGTATGGATATACTGGAAGTTCAATGAATCTCTACCAACACGAGCCAAATATTCAGAACTAACATCTGTTGCATTTCGTAATCCAACAGTATCAATATCTAATCTATAAAACTTATCTTCATCAGAAGCATAAAAAATTTGTTTGTCTGTATAATTGTCTAGCGATAATTTAATAGTTTCAAGTGTAGCATCAATTACAACATCATTGTATGGAACCGGAGTATACTGAATAAAACTGGTTGCTGATTGTTCTTTAGTGAAGAACACAAACTTTTCACTTACGTTAACGTTACTTGCAACAATTAAGTCAAACAAGTCTGGATTATCTGGAACGCCGTCGCTATCAAAGTCAGGAAAGGTAACTAATACTTTTCTATTGTCTCTATATCCATCACTGGCAACAATGCTTCCATATACATTCCAAGTTAAGTTCTGCGCCAATGGCAAAGCACTATCGGCTTGACTGTTAAACTTGAGAACTGTTACTTCGTCGTTTTGTGTTTTACCAGTTTTACTGTCAAACACTTTTGCATTATCGTCAAAGTAGAATTTAGTTTCTGCCGCACTTTCAAAGTAATAATCAAGACCTCTATAACTGATCACGTATTCTGATCCAGTATAAATTAGTTTAATAATCCAACTTGAATCTAATCCAGTACCTGCTGTTGAGCCAGCATTGTCATTGCTGTATACATTGCCCCCGATGTCAGCACTATCAATTAGTGCCCAACCGTTAATTGTTGTGTCATAACGTAGTGCAAAGTTTTTATAAATCTTAATAAATGTAACCATCTGGTTAATAAGACTGTCACTTAGTACACTCTTAAACACTGGAATAATCTCTAACGGAATAGCGTTTGTTGGAACTGTTTCGCTGATAGTAATAGCGTTTGTTGTTTGGTTAATACTGCTTACACTTGCATAGATATATGTACGATCTTTATCTTTGCTGATACTTCCTGTTTTAATTTTGTTACGTGCATCAAAGTAATTTCCGTCGCCGGCACCAAACTTAATAATAGCACCTGGAACAACATGTTTTAAGACACTAGAAATACCAGCACCAATTGGCATTGTTATAAAAGGCAATCCGTCAGCATCGTTGCTGTCAGGACCTTTAATATATCCAATACTTTTGTTTGTACTAGCACTTTCAAAACTCCAACTTAAATCCGTTACAAGTGTGCCGCTACTACCAATTGGCCATGTAAGTTGTGAAAGTGGAAAACGATCAGTTTTATTATAATGCAAGTGCGATACTGGCTTGTCTCTAAGTATAGGAGCAATAGTATTAAAGACTACATTAAAAATTTCATTTACTGTTTGGTAAGTGAAGTTTGTTGTTTTAACATATTCATCTTTGTACAGTAATCCGTCAGCACTAAAAATATTAGTACTGGAATACTTTCCTGTTACGTCAACAACATCAAGGAAACGACTTACACCACTTGAGCTACGATTGGTACTCTTAACTTTCTGAATGTTATTAAATGCTGTATACGGAAAGATATTATAATCTTCTCCTGTAATCATTCTATTTTGAGTGTAATATTGCTGGGGTGCTTTACGTCTAATTTCAGTAAGTGTTTCACGTGGACTGGAATTAGCTACTGTATATTTCAAACTTACTTTTGCTGTTAATACAGCATTTCTTCCATTACGATCAACATACGAAATAGGAATATCAACATTTTGAATTTCGTCAGGAGTAATTTTATAGCGTGTTCCAATACTTTGTCTATAAAATAATCTAAATCCTCCTTGCGGAATATTAGCAAACGATCCGTCACCAAAGCTCAGTGTTATTTGATCATCATTTCTAGTAACCACTTGATACAAGTTACGCTCAGATTCGTTATTGTAAGTGATATTGATTCCGTTGATTGCTGGAACTTGAGTCCACTTATCTCCAATAGAGCCATCTGTATTTAATTTGTATAACCAAACGTCATTGTTGTTAATGTTACTAAAATCAATGTTGACACCTCTATTAGGCAATGCATCAGTGATGTTAAAGTCAACACTGTTCATTGTACCTTGTTTAAAATAAACAAAGAATCCTGTGTTATTAGAACTGTTACCAAGATTGTCAGTTCTATACAAAATATTAAACTGTCCTAAAGGCTTTGGAGGTATTTCATAAACAAATGTTCTGTTAACTGATGTAGCACTAATTGTTTCAAAGTTCAATTGGTTACCTTCAACTTCTGTTGAAAAACGGAAAGTTGGTAAAATTTGATCAAGAATTCTAAGTGTGTATTCTTGTGTACTAACGCCATTGACTATTTGTGAATTACCACTTTTGCCAACAGTTTGAGAATCAATCAATGCGGCATTAAGAATAGTATTAAATTGTTCTTGCCAGTTATCATTACTAGGATCGTCCCAGTTGATGATTAGATTGGATAAGTCTGATCCGTTGCTATCAAAAACTTGTTCTGTGGTTGTTACACTTTCAACTTTTAGTAGCCCACTACTAGCAATATTACGTTTTGGATTGTAGTTAATTAAACGTGCAAGTTTAAGTACACTGTCTCGGCGTTCAGCAGTATCAATAAAGTTTTCACGTGCATTTAGATCAGTACGAAATGCAAGTGTTTGTCCTAAGAATGCAATTAAGTCTATTAGAGCAATATATTCACTTGATTCTGTAAAATCGTTAAAATCTTCTGGGTAATATGTACGCAAGTAATCAATCATAGTCTTGCGTAGAGTTTCAAAGTCATAACTCTGGAAGTCTGCTTCTTTGAAAGTCTCGTAAACTTTGGTCCAGTCTTGCTGTACTAGTAAACTGGTTTGTCTGTCGTTTAACGCCATGTTGAGTCACACCTTAAATAATATCTCTTTATGCTATTATTTATGTGATTTAAAAAGTGCGTATATTAAGTTTGGGTGGCTAGACCTCTATCGCGGTCAAAGTTAACAGTTAGAATTTCTTGCTGATTTGTTGTTATAAAGTCTATTTCAACTTCAATTTGAATTCCGGTATCGTATTGATCAACAATAATGTTCCTAACCGCTGTACGTGGGTCGTAACTAACAATTTTTGTTACGTCTTCGATGATTAGGCCTCTGATTTCATCGGTAATTGGCTCATAAAGGCAATTCCAAACTATTGAACCAAACTCAGGGTTCATTAGCTTTTCACCTTTACGTATATTAAAGTGATTGAGCAAGTCCTGTTTAACTAAATCAACATCAACTGCTCTAAACTTTTTGTAGCGTCCTACTGTACTAAAACCTTTATATCTTGCCATATCAATATTTACCTATTTTAAGCAGTGGCTACTTGTTCAACAGCATGTCTACCTTTGTTAAAGTATGCAATACCAGTTGTTCCGTTAGCGTCAGACCCTCCGCCACCGTTTCTCCATTTCTTTGCTCCACCTGCACCTAATAAATGAGCAGTTTGTAACATACCACCAGTTGTAGCGGGGCTATCTCCACTTTGACTTCCACCAATACGTTTTAATGTTTTAGCATTGCTTACTAGTAAATTATCCATAACTTGTTCTTGTACTGCACCATTGGCTAAGAAATCTCCTTGACTTCTGATACCTAAACTGTGTGCTTTAGCAGTCCACGCTTCAGGATGCAATGCGGCTTTGTTACCATATTTTTTAACGTATTCAGGACGTAATAATCCTTGGTCTTGTAACACTGCTCCACCAACCTGATATCTTCCAAGATAATTGAACCGATTAACAGCATCATATTTTCCACCGCTTTCGCTTTTGGATATCTGTGCTTTGAGTGCTTGTGTTTGTTCGGGACTAAGATTTGCAACACCAATAGTTGTTGGTGGAGCATCTTTACTGCTTAAATCTCTACCGGTTATTCCACCTTGTATACTTTGATTTTCAGCAGTTGCTGGTCCAGAATCTGTACTGTTTCCAGTTGCAGGAGGTTTACCAGTGGGAGGTTTACCACTTGAGTTAGAATCACCAACAGGACTAGCTGTTCCACTACTTGCGGCACTGGTTGTATTGGTTTGTGCTACACTTGTAGTTGGTCCATTGCCTCCAGCGATCGTTCCGCCAACCTCAGCAAATGTTGTGGCTGTATTTGTTTCTCTTGTTGCTGATGCGGCAGTTAATACTTGTCCTACCACAAAACCTGTGTCAGTCATTGCTTCGCCGGTCTGTCTTGCCCATGGCTCATGTGCAGGAACTATACTGGCTATACTGATATTGCCTTTGGGAACACTTGTCCACGGTGTAGCCAAACTATCTCTATTAACGTCTGCATGGTAAAACTTCTTTAAGTTTCCTGGATCTGGTACAATTGGTCCAGAGGCAGTATTTAGATGCAGTTCTTTAGGAGTGAATAGATTTATATTTCCACCAGCAGTTGTATCAACTTTTGCCGCGGCACTTGTAGTAATATTACCACCGCTACCAACAGATATTTGTCCACTGTACTGTGTCATTGATACATTGGATTTTAATGTTAGACTTGCTTGACTATCCAGTGCAATATCACCGTCGGCATGCACATTAAAGTTTTTCTTGGTGTGCATATTGATATTACTATCAGCGTGAAAATTCATTTCACCTTCTGTTCTAATATGCATACCACCATATGAATACATCATCAAATGACCATCGCCAGTCATTTCTAACCATACACTACCATTACCATTTATGATGTTAATAAGTTTTGCATCATCACTCATTAGAATTTGATGGCCGGCACTAGAACGTAATCTTAATAGTTGATCGTTTCCACTGAGATCGCCATCGTCCATAATAAAACTATGACCGCCTCGGCGTTGTCGTACTGCGTAATCTTCTTCAGTTAACTTACCTTCATTCAGACGTTTAAGATAATCTGGTGCGAGTGTTGGATCTGCTGTTGGTCTTCCTGGTGTACTAATACCAAATACGTTACTAGGAGTTTCACGTTGGCTACTGCTTGAAATAGGACCTTTGCCTAAATCTCCGTCAAGACCTTGATTGATTAAAACTTCTGCTTGGTATTCGTGTACACTTTTTGGATTTGTTAAGTAACTAGGACCAATATTGCCTTCTTTGTTTTCGTTGAACTCACCGCTTGGTTGTTTTCTTCCTAGGCCTATACTTGCTTTTGTAAGAGCACTAACTACTGTACCTTGTTCTTGTGGTCCAAAATGACTGTTATTGGCTGGTAACCCATTGTGAGAAAGATGCTTATCAACACATGCAAACCAATATCCACGACCCGGATCGCCGTTTACAAAAATACACAATACTTCATTGCCAATGTCAGGCGGTACCATCCACATTCCGTAGTTGTGGTGTACTGTATCATGTGCCGTTACTTCTGTTGCTTCAGGTTGAAAAGTACTGCCAAAGAAAGGACTTGCATAAGAAACTGTTCTCCAGTTCTGCACTTCGTCTTCACTACCGCCAAGGTCTGTGATATAAACTTGCAATCTACCACTACGTGTTGGATCTAGGTTATTTTTAATAACTCCAATGTACGGTCCGTTTTCAATGACTTGTCCGCCGGTCTTGCTAACGTCAGCCCACGGTGCAACTCTATCATTACCTAATCTTCTTCCTACTGCCATACTATTATATACCTGACCTTACTATGCTATACCTAAATCATCATCATCTGTAAACGATGGAATTGATGCTTTAGCAAAGCCTGTTATAACCGGTGCATTATTTGTTTCAGGTGATCCTGCTTCGTTTGCAACTACAGTATTAAAATCAACACCGTCAACAAAACTTGCTAATTGCATTAGATCTGCTTTGGCGCCTGTTACTCCTACACCATTTGCAAACTTGTTTGCAAAGTTTACACCTTGTTGTAATATATCTCCACTGCCTGTTCCTGCTCCTAACGAAGCAATGCTACTAACAGCATTTTGTAATCCAACTGCACCACTTAATTCATCAATGGCACCAGTAACAGCATTGGTAAATCCACCAATTGGTAGTGCTGAGTTTACAAACTGACTTGCATCAGCAAGTGCTCCACTTAGTCCACCAATTCCTGCACCAATATCCCCGACGTTTGGTATTGTTGTATTTGATACTCCTGCCGCACTAGCAAAATCTCCAAAATCATCTACTGGAGATATAATGTTTCCAGCACCAACACTTCCTTGACTAACGTCTGAAACATTAACAATATCTGCACCAATTGTATCAACTTCAATTGATCCTTTAGTTGCTAATTTAGAAGTCTTGGGCTTGGCTCGTCCTCTTAAGAATTCTTCGTCACGTGTTCTGTTTTGAGTATCGGCTATTTCTAGTTTATAAGCTCTGATTAGATCAACAGTTTGCTTGAACTGTCCTTGCCTGAATGTGTTTTTAACTGCAAGTATTCTATACATACCACTGAAGGTACTTTCGCTATATGCACCACTTCTTATTAATCCTGTCTCGGGTTCAATATCAGTTGGTGTTCTCCATTTAACAAGTGCATACAGTTCACCTTTGTCCATTGTTAAACTTCCAGCTCGTGAAATATAAGGACCTGCTGTATTGCTTAGATAATCAGGTTGTCCTGGGTTAACAAATACATCGTCCTGTTTAATAAAATCAGGATCTCCAACTATATCAAGTGAAACATTAAGCATGTCTGCTTTAGCGTTTTGGTATAGATTACTTTGAATGTCGTTGATAGTTGCTGATCTTTCGTCAGCTTCGGCGTCAAGTCCAGAGGCAGTTTTACTTCCGGCAATAACTTCGTACTGTGCCGCAAAAGGTGAATTTGTTCCACCGTCTGGATTTACCACTGGAGTACTGTTGCTTTGACTTCCACCGGGAGTAACTGTACTTGTTTGGGCCGCCGCTCTGTTAATAGTAACAACGTTATAATAAAGAGCGTTAAACTCAATTTTAAAATCAAGTACATCTTTATTTTGTCCTGTGTACAAATAGTTGTAAGATTTATGATATACTGTAGGAGTCTTTTTAGGTCCGTGTGGGTGCTTGGTATCACTAACTTCATACTTTACAACATTATATGTAACAATCTTAGCAAAACGATTTGCTTTTTCGTCAAATTCTCCTAGTTTAACTGATGGTATAATCTTGTACCAATTAAAATTCTTTTCAAGTTTTTTAGCAATTTCTTCTGGGCCTAATTTTGCAATAGCAGGATCTTTAGCATCAAGTAACTGATCCGTTACATATGTACTGCTACGCATAACCATATCAATTACTTTTTCAACAGTTGTTCCTGCGTTAATACTAAATTCTTTTTTATTAAAGTCAGGGCCTTTGCCTCCAGCACGAGCTAACGCGGCCGCTTCTTGTGTACCAGGCTTTGGTAATTTTGTTTTCTTGTGATCAGTTTGTTGTTGTTTTACTATTCGTGAGTTTGCAATTTCAGCATCAAAATTGAATATAACTTTGTCAGGATGATCTCTTGCTTTTTCTCCAACTTGGTATTCAAACCATTGATTCAACCCATTGGCATATGTATCAACACTGATATTTAATCCAGCTATTTGGAAATCTGATTTGCCTTCGCCGAACACATCGTCTACTGCGGCCGATTCACGTTGTGCGTTAATTGATTGTGATAACTTTTTACTTTGTTTACTAGCAAAAAACTCTTGTACTGTACTTGCAGTAACCTGCAGATTGACTGGAGTTGTTGCTAGTTTATCATCAAATGCTCCATGACTGTACGGACTTGCTTTTACTTTATATGTTGAGCCTTTTGTTGAAACATCAATTTCCATTGCTAATATACGGATTGGAAATGCTTTCTTTGTTCTCGGAATAGGTTTAAAATCTGTTACACCTTCGTCGTTGTGACCAAAAAATTCAATCTGTAACAAATATGGCATGTCCAAGTAATTCTTAGATCCAACACGTGAACTACCAACTACCAGTCTATCAAGGAATGTTAAACCATATGGCTCAATGAGAGTGAAATCAATATCCAGTACGTTACTGGCTTTAGAACGTTTGTTCAATCCTACCATTGTTAGGATTTGTAATTCATCAAAATAAAAATCATCACCAAAGTCAGGATGTCTTTTATCTAGCACAGGGTCATGTTTTCCTGCACCTGCAACAATGCAATTCTTTGGTCTCCATGAGAATGGCTTTTCGCTTATGGTTGTATAGTCCTCGCGTGATAGCATATACAAACTCAAACGGTATGTATAACTGGCGTATTCATGTAATACGTTATCAAGCCCTACTAGTTTAGCAGAAGCGGCTTCTGCTACGTTAGCTGAATTTTCTGAAACATCTACCATTATTCTACAGAATCCGTAACCAGTGGAGGTGCAAAATCATTGTCAATACTGCCATCTGGGCCTTTATTTTCAATAAAATTAATTTCTTCTTCTGTTAACCACACAACATCACCCAATGCTGTATCAGCTGGAGTTGATAATCCTGGATCCAATGAGCCTGGTCTAACACTATCTCCGGCAACATCTCTATGAGCTTGTTCGTTGTTTTGGCGCCTAGTTTCAAATGTATCAGGCATGTTAAATTCCTAAGTCATCAATTAACGTTTGTTTGTATGGAACTTTGATCCAAACTCCGGCTTGAAAATCAAGCAAAGGATTAACAAGTGTATTGGGATTGCGAACAGAAAATACCCACCACAGTCTTGTATCTCCATACAAAGCATATGCTAACTTTTGTGGCGAAAATGCATACCCAGATTCAATTTGATAATCAACATCATCAGCACGAAACGTAAATGTCCTGGCTTCTAATACATCAAGATACTTGCCATATAGTTCTGTATTAAAATAAGGACTTGTTTCATGATATTCTTTTTTCTGTATGGCCATTAGACAAATCCTTTTCCAACCAATTTACCTGCGGCAAAATCGTCTAAATTAAAATCGTTATGCAAAGTACGTCTGGAGTAGACTGGTTGCAAGGAACATTGAATGTTACTGTTGGTTGGCATACGAGTACCTCCTGGGTCATTTGTTGTAGCTATATAATCAACATCATTGGGCATGGTATGTGTAAAGTTTGTAACCACACAAGGCACATTTGGAAAATAGTGTTTTCCATATCCATTTAAAAATACCATTGGCGGAGGAGTTCCTGCTCGTTGACTCTTACCAAACCACATCTTAGTAGCACCGCGTAAAAAATAAACAGAAGCTAACAAATACTTGGCTTCTACTTGTGTTTGACAACTAAATTCACCATCGAGTTGGATCGAAGACACTTCTGATCCCTCGTAGAAGTAAGCGTCATAATTACTATGTGTAAGTTTTTGACTACCATACCTGGCTGTGTGACTGAATGTTACACTAGGGTTATAAGGGAAAATAATTCCTTTAAATCCTTCAGGGTTTTTATAGAGAGGAGCCATTATACCAGCGTTAGATGGATCATTGTAAAAATAGCCAGCTTTGTCTGACAATGCAATTTTAACTCTCCAATCTTGACCAGTAGTACCGCCACCTTTGTTTGGTCCTAGTTCTTGATTGGAAGGAACAACAGCATTTTCGCCACCACTAGCACTTCCTAGACCAAGTTGCTTTTTTAGAACATCTGCAACACCTGGCGGAATTGGATTAAAAATTGACCCGGCTAATGCTTCACCAGCACCGCCAAATGCATCCAATGGTGATTCATTTGAGCCAACAGCTTGACCAATATCATTTGCTCCAGCTACAGCACCGGGAATTACAGTTTTGCCTAGATTGACACCGTTAGATGAAATAATTCCATTTTTAAAGACTGTTGGCATTTTGGTTAAATCTCCTCTTGCTTTATATGTATTTATCGCTTACAATAAGTGCATATATTATCATAGGGAATGAATATGAGACATAACTACTTAAATAACAAAGACATCCTAAAAGAGATAGCCAAAAGTAAAAATACCTTTTGTAGCTATTTGGAAGAACTTGATAACGAATACGATATTATTTTACCAGAACTAAAGAAGATCAATAAAACTAATATTATGGCTGGGCGTAGAGCCAGAGCTGAACGTTTGGCTAAAAAAGCACATGAAATCCAAGTTAAAGCCGGCAACAAAGTAAAACTTGCTGAATTTGCTATTAACGTTAGAGATATTCCAGCAACTGATGTTGTTTTTCGTGTAACCACTTGGGATCATGTTCCAAAGGAAGTAATTAAACGTAAGCCAAAGAATAACAAAGAAGTTGGATTAAAAATGGAAAACATCGAGGGTGAGCTCCAAATTAATCCTGATGAAACTGATTTACCAACAAAATATGTGCGTTTAAGGTTTCCGCCATTTTATCATTACAAAGTCGATGAAAACGGTGTACCGTTTATTGTGGGCAAAAGCCATTGGGAAGGTGGCTTAGATAATGGTTGGTTTAGTCAAGAGCATGGCAAAATGACCAATACACTTGCTAGAATGTTTATGAAACTAGTTGAACGTTATGCTACAAGATCAAACTGGCGTGGTTACACGTATAATGATGAGATGCGTAGCACGGCATTATTACAGTTATCACAGATTGGTTTACAATTTGACGAAAGTAAAAGTGCTAATCCGTTTGCATACTATACAGCCGCGGTTACAAATTCGTTTACTCGAGTACTGCTGAATGAAAAGAAAGGACAGAATCTAAGAGATGATATCCTTGAAGCAAACGGTCTTAATCCAAGTTATACTAGACAAGCGGCAAACGAATGGGGAAGTGCGTCTAGTATGGAAGCGAGAGGAGAAAAGCCATTGGTTCCATTGTCTAAAATGAAACGTAATCCACAAGTTAAGAAGCCAGCGGCTAAGCCAAAAGCAAAAACAAAATGAGTCTATTTAAAAAGACTGCGGTGTTTACCGACATTCATTTTGGTTTAAAAAGTAATAGCACACTTCATAATGAAGATTGTTTAAACTTTGTTAAATGGGCAGTACGCAAAGCCAAAAACGAAGGATGCGAAACTTGTATTATGATGGGCGATTGGCACAACAATCGTGCTAGTATTAGTTTGGTTACATTAAAGTATAGTATTGAAGCACTTGAAGAAATGAGTGCTAACTTTGATCGTGTTTTAGTTATTCCCGGAAACCACGACTTATACTATAGAGACAAACGAGACGTGCAAGGAATTGAATGGGCAAAGCATTTACCCAATGTTGAGCTTATTAACGATTTCCATTCTGAAGGTGATGTGTTAATTGTTCCATGGCTGGTAGGAGACGAACACAAAAGGCTTCCTAAGTTTGGTGGCAAATATTGCTTTGGACATTTTGAACTACCAGGTTATTTTATGAATGCAATGGTTCAGATGCCAGATCTTGGAGAGATTAACCCCGATAGAGATCTACTTGGATTTGAATCTGTGTTCACAGGACACTTTCACAAACGTCAACACAAAGGAAATGTTAACTATATTGGTAATGCATTTCCTCACAACTATGCAGATGCAGGTGATGACGAACGTGGAATGATGATACTTGAATGGGGCAAACAGCCAGAGTATTATACTTGGGATGACCAACCTACGTATAGAGTGTATGAATTGGGCGAAATTCTTAAACACCCTGATACTCTTTTAAAGCCTGGAATGCATTGTAGAGTTAATTTGGATATTGATATCAGTTACGAAGAAGCAAACTTTATCAAAGAAGAGTTTATTCCAAAGTATAATCTGCGTGAACTAACACTTATTCCAAACAAAGATCTTGACTTAAACGATCATACATTTCAAGGCCAAGTTAAGTTTGAAAGTGTTGACCAGATTGTAACTAGCCAGCTTGAAACTATTTCAAGTGAACAATACAATCGAAACTTGCTTATGGACATATATAGAAATCTATGAAGTATAACGTTGAAGATATGCTTGATATGCCGTGGGGTGAGTTTTTTACCACGTTGGCTGGGATGGCTAAAGAAGTGTACGAACCCAACGAAAAGCTAGTGTTTGAATTAAACAGTGATGTTAATCATAGTTTACTAACAAAGTTTTTCAAAGACTTTTATAAAAATATTCGTATACTAGATATTCCAAATTTTTTTATACACATTTATGTACCAAACAAAGAAACAAAAAACGCTATCTTAGAAGCATATAACATTGTTGGAGCAGATTCTGAACCTAACATACACGTTGACACTTTGTTAAGCAATGGGTTGAAAATAGAAAATAGCAATACAACATTTGATTTACCAGAAACTGTATGCCCAATGCCATGGAATTCCTTAGACGTTGATCCGTTAGGCACTATCAGCCCATGCTGTTTTTACCAAGGACATATAGCAGATGAAAATGGCAAGGCGTATCACCCAAATACATCAACACTCAAAGAAGTATATGATAGCAAACATATGAAAACACTACGGAGTCAGTTTAGAAGAGGTGATAAACCTTCAGGATGTTTTCGTTGTTGGAAAGAAGAAGAAAGTGGTACTGTAAGTAAACGTCAAATGTATGCAGGTCGATTTGGCAACGACAGTAAAGCAATCAATTGGGACGAAGACGATATACGTAACTTAAAAATGTTATCTGTTTCGTTTGGTAATGTATGCAACTTTAAATGTCGTATTTGCTCAAGTAAAAGTTCATCGAAAATTGCAGTAGAAACACAAGATACTATTGCATTAGAAAAAGGTAAATGGATTCGCAGTTCCAAACATCTATGGGATCAAGTCATTGCTAATCCTCAATTGCGTTACTTTGACTTTGCAGGCGGCGAACCGTTGCTTGATAAGGATCACCTAAAAGCATTACGTTATATGATGAATGCCAATATTGCACATACCATTACACTACATTATAATACAAACGGTAGTATTATCACAGACGAATTACTTGAAATCTGGACTCACTTTAAAACTGTAGACTTGGCTATTTCAATTGACGACCTTGGTGAGCGTTTTAACTATCAACGTCCAGGCCTAGGACAAAAATGGAACTGGGACTTGGTTGAGAAAAATGTAAAATACATTAAACAAAATAAAAGTTCAAATGTACAACTTAGTTTGCATGGTGCAGTTAGTATATTAAACGTTTACTACTTGCCGGAACTATTTGAATGGATAGATTCAATTGAGTTCGACGATGTGCATTTTTCTATTTTGTATAATCCAAAGCATTTGAGTTTAACAAATATACCTAAGAATGTTGCTGAAACAGTATTAAAGAAATTAACTACATCTGGTTTTAATACAAGATATCAACGTTACATAGAACCCGTTATACAAGAGTTAAAGAATGCAAAACTTGTAACCAACCAACCATTTATTAACTATATTAAAAATCTAGATAAGATTCGCAATGAATCGTTTGAGCAAGTACTACCCGAATTATCGGTTGCTTTTTACTAAAAAGGATGCTATAATTATACAATGTTTAAAATAAAAGACTTAACTGTAAAAAACTTTATGAGTGTAGGTAATAGTACCCAAGCGGTTAATTTTAACCGCCAAGACCTCACGTTAGTGCTGGGCGAAAACTTAGATCTTGGTGGCGACGACAGCGGTGCAAGAAACGGAACAGGTAAAACAACTATACTAAATGCGTTAAGTTATGCGTTGTACGGTGAAGCACTTACCAAAATACGTAAAGATAATCTTATCAACAAAACAAATACCAAGAATATGTTGGTTACACTTGATTTTGAAGTTGATGGTAACGAGTATCGTGTTGAACGTGGTCGAAAGCCTAATCTTTTTAAGTTCTATGTAAATGCACAAGAACAGGAAATGACCGACGAAAGCCAAGGCGATAGTAGACAAACTCAATTAGAAGTTGAACGTTTGCTACGTATGAGTCACGAAATGTTCAAACACGTTGTAGCACTAAACACATACACTGAACCATTTCTAAGTTTAAGAGCAAATGATCAACGTGCTTTGATTGAACAACTGCTTGGTATTACTATATTGAGTGATAAAGCAGACAATCTCAAAGACTTGCAAAAACTCACAAAAGATGCTGTAACGGAAGAAGAATTTCGTATCAAAGCAGTAGGAGATGCCAACGAAAGAATTGAACAGCAAATTGATAACTTGCGTAAACGTCAACGATTGTGGTATGCTCAACATGACGAGTCAATGGAAAAGTTTACTAAAGGTATAGAACAGTTATCTAAAATTGATATTGATAATGAACTAGTAATACATAACAAGTTAGACAAATGGAATGAAAAAGAAAAAACGTATAACGAAGCCGAACGTTGGGTAGCAAGTGCATGGAATGATACGCAAAAACAACAAGACCTAATAGATAGAATTGATAAAGAAATAGCACTACTCAAAGAACACAAGTGTCATTCGTGTGGACAAGACATTCATGATGAGAAGCAAGACGCACTTTTAAAGAGCAAAGAAAAAAATAAGAAAACAGCAAATGATGCGATTATTGCTAACAGTCAAAAAGAAGAAGAACATACCAAAGTAATGTCTAAACATAGAAATATAGGAGATAAACCAGAAACGTTTTATCCAAGCCGCGATGATGCTATTGAGCATAAAAACAATCTAGCCAACCTTGAAACACAACTAGCTAACAAAGAAGCAGAACAAGATCCGTATGCTGAACAGATACAAGAAATGGAAACTGCTGGTATTGAAAAAATTGATTATGACAACCTCAATGAATTAGTAAATATAAAAGAACATCAAGAGTTCTTAATGAAGTTGTTAACAAACAAAGATAGCTTTATACGAAAAAGAATTATTGATCAAAATCTAAGTTTTTTAAATTCACGTTTGAATGTTTACTTAGACAAGATAGGGCTTCCGCATCAAGTGAAATTCTTAAACGATTTAAGTGTAGAAATTACAGAACTAGGCCGTGACTTAGATTTTGATAACCTAAGTCGTGGGGAACGCAACAGGCTTATTCTAAGCATGAGCTGGAGTTTCCGTGATGTGTGGGAAAGTTTATATCATCCAATCAACCTACTGTTCATTGATGAACTTGTAGATAGCGGAATGGACAGTTCAGGTGTAGAAAATGCACTAGGTATACTTAAAAAAATGAGCCGTGAAAGCAATAGAAGTGTTTGGCTAGTGTCACACAAAGACGAACTAGCTGGTCGTGTTAACAATACGTTACATGTTGTAAAGGAAAACGGCTTTACCAGTTATAACACGGACGTTGATATTGTTTGACATATCTGAATTACATATTGAAATTAGCAGTAGATGTGTGCTTAAATGCCCGCGATGTCCTAGAACTGAACTCAGCAAAGAACTAAAAGACGTTCTTAATACTGACTATTCACTCACTGACTTCAAACGTATATTCACTCCGCTTGTGTTAGACAAAGTAGAACGTATCTTGTTTTGTGGCGACAAAGGTGATCCAATATATGCAAAAGATTTCTTGCAAATTGTGCAGTATATCAAAGAGTACAAACCAAATCTTAGAATTAGTATTACAACAAACGGCAGTTATAAATCAAGTTCCTGGTGGACTGAACTAGGAGAATCTTTATCGCCTCTTGACACTATTACATTTAGTGTTGACGGACTTAACTCAACTAAAAACAACATGTATCGTGTTAATAGTGATATGCTGTCTATTATTGACGGAATGATTGCAATTAGCAAAATATCTGAACACAAAAGACCGTTTATGGTTTGGAGTACTATAAGATTTAGGTTTAATCAAGACGATATACAAAAAAATAAATTTGTATTTCGAGCTAAAGAATTAAACTTTGATAGATGGCAACTGGTTGAAAGCACCAAAGTTGGAAGTATTGATCAACAGTACTTAGATGAAAATGGGTACGACCATCTTGAGCCTATAAATATTAACGAAGCAAGTTCATTGAAAGTATATAAAAAACGTTCACATTCTTTGTCAAAAAGAAAAGAACACGTTAATTATATACGTGAAGCTGAAAAGAACAAACTAAATGGTAAAGACAGACCTTGGCAAAGTTGTTTACGTAAAGAACAAATACCAATGATTGATGTTGATGGTAAGTTTTATCCTTGTGCTTGGTTTAATAGTGGTTACATACCAAATGCTTTTGTTGAGAAATATGCAAACAAAATCAACATACGTAAAAACGGATTTGAATCAGTGATAAACAATTCGTGTTGGAAAGAGTTAGAAACTCAATGGTTAATGGCTCCGTTAGAAATTTGTAAATTGAAGTGTTATAAAAATGCCTAATAAAAATATATTTTGTAATATTCCGTGGTTTGAACTGAACATTAATAATGATGGAAGTTTTGATCTGTGTGGCTGTCAAAATGATAAAATTATCAACACTGAGTTAGGTGAAGAATGGAATATCAAAAAGATGACCATTGACGAGTATTGGAATAGTACTCGTATGCAAGAGAAACGTAATATTAAACTTGGTGACACCGTTGATCCAATGTGTAAGATGTGTCAAATGAAGGACCAAGCTGGGTACACCAGTGCTAGACAAAAAGAAAATTTAAAAAGTGTTATTTTCCAAGATGCATTTGATCGTAGTTTTGAGCAAAGTCCGCATAAAGAACTTTTTACTGAAGTAACTGAAAGTAACATTCACAGTTTGCATCTAAACATTGGGAATACATGTAACTTAGCCTGTAAGTTTTGTGCTCCAGAAGCGAGTTCAAGAATTGCTAGTTTTCAAAGATCAGCTAAATGGATTCCTGAAACATGGAAACTAGAACCGTGGATTAAAGATGCAGTTGCTTATCAAAATTTTAGAGATTGGTTTGATAACAATTACAAACATCTTAAAGTTGTACATCTAATAGGTGGAGAGCCAGCATTAATTGATGAGTTTGCTGATTTAATTGATTTATTCAGTGAACACGATATGAAGCATTTAAACCTAAGTTTTACAACAAACGGAACTTATACATATAATGAATATGCTAAACAATTTAAAAAATTTAAACGAGTTGAAATTGGTATTAGTATTGAAACAGCAGATGAAAGCAACAACTATATAAGAACTGGAAGTAATATTGATGAAATATTAGAAAACATTACTTCCATGCAAAAGAAGATGCCATTTGTTGATTTTGCATTCAGAACAGTACCAAACTTGCTTAGTGTTGGACGCTACCACACTCTGCTAAAAGAGGGTCTAAAAAGACGTATTCCAATTGATGCAAGTTACCCACATAGACCAAGTTGGATGATGTCAGAACTACTGCCAGACGGGCATAAAGAGCTCGCTATTAAACATCTACAAGAATTTGCAGACAGTATTAAACTAGACAGTAAAAAATTTAATAACACTAAAAATGCTAACAACGTTGAACTATCTCTTAAACGTGAAGCTGAAGCATTAATAAAACACTTGCAACGACCAGTTGGTGACGAAGACGAAGCATTTAGACGTAGAGCAGAGGCCGCAAGTAGAATAGCTACACAAGACAGGTATCACGGAATTAGTATATTTGATAGTATTCCAGAATACTTTGGATGGTTAAGAGAGCATGGATACAGTAATTAAAATTAAGCTCAAGCCAATTTGGCACATAGATCCTCCTGAGTTTTGTATTGATTGGGACGGTGATTGGCTATTCAATGATAAGATTGAAAAAGAACAAGAATTTACATTTCGTGTTGAAGGAAAGACCGGAAAACATGAGTTAGGATTTACTTTGCTTAACAAAAACGATAACGATACCGTTACTAAAGGCAAAGAAATTATCAAGGATAAAGCAGTCTCAATTGAATCAGTTTCAATCGAAGGGTTTGAATTTGATAGCTTTATGCACTTGATTGAGTATAAGGATCAATATAAGAGAAAAAAGAAGAAATATGGTAACTACGTATGCTGGAATCAACGTTGGGTTTTACCAATGGAGTTTCCAGTTTTCACCTGGATTCATAAATTAGAAAATTTAGGGTGGATCTACGGAGACACTATATAGTAATATGTCGTGGACTTACAATGATCAACTTGTAACAGAATTACCGGAAGATTGTGTAGGTTTTGTTTACTTAATTACTAATACTGAAAGTGAACGCAAGTATATTGGTAAAAAGCTAGCCAAGTTTGCTAGAACAAGATACCGTGTTGTTAAACTGAAGAATGGTAATAAAAAACGCAAGAAGATCAGAGATAAAGTAGACAGCGACTGGCAAGAATATTATGGCTCATCAAACGAACTAAACAAAGACATCGAAGCACTCGGCAAAGACTGCTTTAAACGTGAAATACTTTACTATTGTTACAGCAAGGCAGAGTGTAGTTACGTTGAAGCAAGAGAACAATTCAGGCACAAAGTATTGGAATCTGATAACTGGTACAACGGACTTATCCGTGTTAGAGTTAACAGAAGTCAACACGTCATAAATGAAAACAATCAAGATTAAGGCTTACAAGAGCTCTGTTTAGTCGAGGTAGCTCGACTCGTCAAGATACTGCGTGAAAAATTCGCCGTTGGGTGTGACGTTGCTCAAGGAATAATGCTAACTTTAGGCTCAAATGATGTGGCTCTGTGAGACAGATACAACCACAATTGACTACATGCTGGTTGGATGTGTGTAGAAGATACCGTTGATACGTGAACGCTAGAGTAAGGGGTACAGATTAACCGCCTCTGTATAGGAAACTATAATCTCTTCGAACCAACTGACTGCTGATACTCGGATGATGCTATCACAGACAACATTCACCCGGCAACGGGTGAATTATGACTACTTCATCTGGATGATACTAGAATAAATGTTAAAAAAAAGTTTACGAAACGACAGTGAGTAAACAGATCACGTAAGTGATCTTAATAGAATGGCAATTTACTTTGCTTAGTTATTTCTAAATTACTATCTATAATTTTACCAATTAGTTTACGTTCAGCTTGATCAAGATTGTGTGCTTCTGTGTAAGTTAATCCACCACGCATGTACCAACACATTCTTAAGAGCTCTTCTTTTATTGCCTCGACTTCTCTGTCAAACCCTTTTAAAAAGGATATGACGTCTTGCTCAGTTTTTAATTGGAGGAGGCTTCTGCGAAAAAAGATGAGTAATCAAACTCCAATGGAGCTTCCCATTCATGATTACAATTTGTACATTTTAACTTTAGATCAGCACCGCTAGATGTTTTTTGTATTTCAACAAGTTTGTCTTGTAATTCACGCATTACTCCTGCATCAGCATTTTGGAAAAACTCTTTAATAAAATTACCGTCGGTTACTTGTGTGCCGTCTGGCATAACAATAGCTTCAGTACTAGCAGTAATGTTATCAAATCCCATATCCATAATACGACTAAAACCATCTGTAAGCTGTTTAGACTTTTCTTCTTCTGGCATGTCCATATCAACCACAACATTATTAATACGTTCTTCTTGAAAGCGTAACTGACTTAATCTTGTTATTGCATCATAGTACTGTGGCTTTAATTTAAAACCTAAATCACCAATTTGTACTGGAGTATTGTAGTCTGGCATTGTAATTCCAGCTAAACGTTGTCCTAGTGGAAGACTATATGTGTTTTCGTGCTCGCATTTTGGGCAAGTTGAATTGACATCCATATCTTCTCCAAAACTTGCAATACGAATAGCAATCAATAGTGCGTCGGTATCAATACTAGGCATTCCCCAAGCATCTCTTACTGATGGACAACAACTTTCGATTACACTAACCATTGATTGTCCATTCATTAATCCATCTGGTGTACGTAATGCAACTTCATCTTTTGCAGTCATTGCAAAAATTGGAACTTCTCCTGTAGCAGGAAGTTCTAGTGCATTTGGTTTCCAGTATTGTCCTTTGCTAGGCAAAGCTAAATGAATCTTTGGTTGCCTAAAGTGTTTGGCAAGTGGATTTTGCGGTTGCTCTGGTATCTGGGGTGCTTGTTGAGGTGCTTGTTGTGGTGCTTGTTGTGGTTGCATGTTAGCAAAACTAACATTTTGTGGTCCAGGTAACGGTACACCAGCTGGATTTGGCTGGTTTGGGGGATTTTGATTTTCCATGGTTTTAGATCCTATAAATACATTATATAAATGTGATTGCTACAGTGTATTTATGGTAAAATATACCCACATTAAGGAAAAGATATATTATGGCTGACGGCTTAACCCCAGAACAAATATCAAGAGCGTTTCTTGATGCAATGCGAGAATACAATTCTGGCGGTAATTTACCTGGAGCAGGTGGTGCTGGCGGCGGTAGATCGACTGGTCCTTCCGTAGGAACTCCAGCCGCTGATATGGGCGGCATAATCAAACAAGTCAAAGAATACACTGATAAAGTTAAAAAAGGTAACGGTGCATTAGATTCGTATACCAGAATGATGCAACTTGCTGGTGGAAACTATGTTGATGTTTCACAACAATTATCTAGTTTAGATAAAGCTATTGCTAAAGCCAAAGCTTCTGAAGATCTAAATACTCAAGCCACATTAGAAAATACAAGAGCAGAACTAGCACAAACAGCAGAAGTTAAAAACGTAAACGCTATGATGAAAACGTTTGCGGCAACTACTATAAAATCAATTGCCGCGGCCGCTCCAGCAGTTGGAAACTTTGTTAAAGGTTTACAAAGTGGTGCTAGTGCTAACGAACTATCATCAGGATTAATGACAGCTGGTGTTGATGTAGCCAATGGAGCCGCACAAGGACTAGCCGCAGGAATGAGTGGTGCTGGTAGTGCAATGGCAATGTTGCCTGGACCAGCGGGAATGGCAGGTAAAGCCATGGCAGTGCTTGGTCCGATTGTTGGTAACGTGGCAAGTGGTATGTCAAAACTTGCTAAAACTGGTATTAGCATAATGCAAAAAGAAGTAGCACGTACCACTACCGTTTTTACTAATGCAAGTAGATCCGGAGCATTGTTTGCAGATGGTATGACAGGCATGAAAAATGCCGCTAAAGATGCAGGATTAACTACAGAACAATATAGCAAAGTATTACAAAGTAATAGTTCTGCACTTGCCGCCGCTGGTATGGGTGTAGCAGAAGGTAGTTTATTACTTGGTGCAACCCTGAAAAAGGGTGGCGGAGAAATGCGCCGAGAGCTATTGAACTTAGGTTATAATTTTGAAGAGCAAGGTGAACTAGTTGCTGAGACTATGGCAAACATGCGTCAAAGTGGTAAAGCACTTACACAAGGCGATACAGCCGCTATTGCAGACCAAACTCGAAAGTATGCCGAAAACCTTAGAATTGTTTCATCTATTACAGGTGAAGATGCTAAGAAGAAAATGGATCAAGTTAAAGCTGAAGCACAACAACTAGCCTTCCAACAACAACTTGCAGGTATGGATGCAAAAGAGCGTGATAACATTATTCAGGCTATGTCAATGATGAGTGACCAACAACGCAAAAACTTCCAAGAAAGTTTGGTGTTTGGTCAAGTTATTAACAAAGAAGGCGCCGCACTAGAATCAACCAGTTCATCTTATGCCGCTAGTACACAAGCGATGGTTGATGCGGCCAAAAATGGAACACTTGATGCCGCTAAAGCAAGAATAATTATTGCTGATTCAAGTGCAGGTATTAAGAAAGACCTACTAGCACAAAAAGAAATTGGCATGGCAGGTATGGCTGGTGTCTCCGGTCTTGCAGGAAGCCTTAACACGGCAATGGGCTTAGAGTTACAATATAGAAATAAATGGAATGCTGACGCTATGAAAAAAGCCGAAGACGCCGCAAAAGCTCAAAAGAAAACAGATGATGAAGTAACAACTACAGTAGTTGACAATATGAAGATCGCACAAGATCTTGCAGTAAAAACTGAAGCTGAATTATCTAAATTATTACCACTGTTTACAGACTTCCAAAACAAAACACTTTCAATGACCAAACAATTAGTTGATGCAGTGTCAGGTGCCGCTCAAGATTCAAAAGGCAAGAATGAAGACGGCAGTGACAAAGACTGGGTTGAAAAACAAATGAACAAAGTTGGTCTTTCAAAACAATCAGATGAAAATGCAGGTGTTGGCGGAGCTCTTAAAGGTGCCGCTACTGGTGCAATGACTGGTGCAATGGTAGGATCACTTGTTCCTGTTGTTGGTACTGCAATAGGCGCCGCAGTTGGTGGTATTATTGGAGGAGCATTAGGTTGGTTCTCCAAAGGTAGTTCTGATGGTGGTATTGTTACTGGTGCTAACGAAGGCTTCTTACACAAGTTACACGGAACTGAATTGATTGTGCCACTAGACAACGGCAAACCCAGAGAAAGTTCTAAAGGTTACGAACATGCAATGAATATATTTGGTAAAGGCAGTAGCACAGTAGAAGAAGCTGTTGGAGCCGCTGGCAAGGTTGCTAAAAGTGCATGGGGTTGGGCTAAAAAAACATTGTTTGGCGGCGGAGACGAAGAAGAGGGTGCCGCTTCAGGTGAAAAACAAGGAGGCGCATTATCAGCGTTAGCTAAGTTACCTGGACCAATTGGAGCAGTTGCTGATGGTGTAAAAGCTATTGGAAGTTGGTTTGGTGGTGGCAAAAAAGACGCAGAAGCAACAGCATCAAACGAAAAAGAATCATCTGGCGGAGGTTTATTTGGTGCTCTTAAGAGTATTGTTGGAATTAGAGAGAAAGACGAACCTGGAGGTATACTAGACAGTATTGTAAGTAAAGTATCTTCGGTTGTAGCGGAAGTTAAAGAAGATGTTGTTGAAGCACTAGGTGGCGGAGATGAAGTTCGTGACCCGGATCGCCAGGCCGCAATGGCAGACGATAGCCCAATGAAAGCCGTATTAGACGAACAACTACAAGTATTATACCAATTACAAATGCATCTTGCAAATATTGATGGTACTGGCAACGAAACAGTTGCCTACCAAAGAACATTGGTAGAGAATACTTGGTAAAAAAACTAAATATACACATATAATAAACTAGGTAGTAACAGAATGAGTTGGAAAAAATATTTTAAAGCATCGAGTGTTCCAGGAGCAATGTCTGGAAACGTAAGCCCTATTTCAGGCTCGAGAAGTCAACCAGCTGATTCAGCATACAGAAACTACCAAAGTAATTTACCAGAAATTTATGTAGGCCATCCAAACCGTATTGATCGTTATAACCAATATGAACAAATGGACCTTGACAGTGAAGTTAATGCCGCATTAGATATTATTTCGGAATTTTGCACACAGAAAAATGAATCAAACAATACACCATTTGACTTTCACTTTAACGATAAACCAACAGACAACGAAGTTACTATTATTAACGAACAGTTGTTACAATGGGTAAACTTAAACGATCTTAATAAAAGAATGTTTAAAATTATTCGTAATACTATTAAGTATGGAGATCAAGTATTTTTACGTGATCCAGAAACATTCAAATTATATTGGTCTGAAATGGCCAACGTTACAAAAATTATTGTTAACGAAGCTGAAGGTAAAGAACCTGAGCAGTATATTCTTAAAGATTTAAATCCTAACTTTGAAAACTTAACAGCTACAGCAGTTCATTCAAGTGATGCATACGTTAATACTCCAAACGTTGGATCTGGAAATCAAAGTAGTAGTACTGCTTATATGCAAAATACAAATGCAGGAGTTTCCGGCGGGCGGTTTAGTGCAAGCCAAAGCGAAAGTGTAATTGATGCAGAACACGTTGTTCACCTAAGTTTAACAGAAGGGCTTGATATGTTTTGGCCTTTTGGTAACAGTGTTCTTGAAACAGTGTTTAAAGTTTTCAAACAAAAAGAATTACTTGAAGATGCTATTATTATTTACAGAGTGCAACGAGCACCAGAGCGTAGAATTTTCAAAATTGATGTAGGTAATATGCCTACACACATGGCAATGGCTTTTGTTGAACGTGTTAAAAACGAAATACACCAGCGTAGAATTCCAACTCAATCTGGTGGCGGTGTTAATATGATGGATGCTACATATAATCCATTAAGCACAAACGAAGATTTCTTTTTTCCAACTACAGCAGACGGCCGCGGTTCAAACGTTGAAACATTACCAGGCGGAACTAATTTAGGAGAAATAACAGATTTAAGATTCTTCTCAAATAAATTGTTCCGTGGATTACGTATTCCGAGTAGTTACTTGCCAACTGGCATGGACGACGGAACACAAAGTTATACAGACGGGCGTGTTGGTACAGCGTTAATTCAAGAATGGAGATTCAATCAATATTGTAAAAGATTACAAGCAATGATTGTTGATAAACTTAACACCGAGTTTAAAATGTTCTTGCGTTGGAGAGGTTTTAATATTGACAATCAACTGTTTGATTTAATATTTGAAGAACCACAAAACTTTGCTCAGTATAGACAAGCAGACATTGATAGTGCTCGTATTGCAACGTTTACACAATTAGAGGCTTTTCCTTATATGAGTAAGCGTTTTTTAATGCAACGTTACTTAGGTATGAGCGAAGCTGAATTAGCTGAAAATGAAATAATGTGGAATGAAGAGCAAGGCAAAGCAGATACATCAATGACAGGAGATCCGAGTTTACGTAATGTTGGTATTACTCCTGGTGGTATTGAAGGAGATTTAACTGATACTGAAGTCCCAGATGAAGAAGGTGGCGAAGAAGGTGCAGTTGATGATGCAGGAGCCGCTGAGACACCAGTTCCAGATGCTCCAACAGTAGATGCCGCTGGAAATCCTCTATAAGGTAAATAGTTTTATGTTATTAACTGAATTCTTTAAATCAGCGGATACACCGCACTATGTTGAAAAAGACGATGAAAGCATTATTCGTACAAATGATACACGAAAAGTTCGCTTGACTCTGTTACATCTAAATCGTTTGCGTAGTGCAAATGATGTGCGTAAGTACGAAGATGAACAAAAAACTCAATCTTTAAAGGATCAATATGCTAAACCAGCAGATGACGAGGCTGGTGGATTAGACGTATAACATATCCTCCAACTTAAGAACATTTTGTCTATAAAAAAGCAGTAATCCATAAAATTACTGCTTTTTTTTCTTTTTGACTCAAAAACACCGTAAAAGTACCTGTATTATATATAAAGTATGCAGTTATAGTAAATACATTACAAAGGTATTATATGCAAAGCCTTAATTATCACGAGAGGAGTTCCTATGAACAAGTACGAAAAGTTAATCGATCTTATCATTAGCGAAGACGAAGAAAAAGCAAAAGGTCTTTTTCACGAGATTGTTGTAGAGAAAAGTAAAACAATCTATGAGTCATTAATGGATGATGAAATCGCAGAAGAGATTACAGATGACAAAGTTGGTGATCTTGCACAGGACGTTGAAGCCGATGAAGAAGGTGTAAACGAAGAAGACGATGAAATGGAAATGGAATTAGATGCTGAAGCTGGCGATGACGGCGAAATGGGCATTGATGACATGGATATTGATGACGGTGCTGAAGAAGGTGGCGACGAAGCGCCAGCTACTAAAGGCGACGTAATGGATCTAGAAAGTGCAATTGATGAACTCAGAGTTGAGTTTGACAAAATCATGGACACAGTAGACGCAGATGGCGATGGCGACCACGATATGGAAGACCATGAAGACGCTGGTGAAGAAGCTGAAGTTGATGATGAAGAAACAGAAGAGAGTGTACAATTTGAATCTGCTGATGAAGAAGCTGAAGACGACGAAGAAGTTGCTGAAGCTGAAGAAGTAGATGAAGCTGAAGAAGTCATTGAAGAAGACGACGGACAAGAAGATTTAGACAGACTACGCGAATATGTTGAAAAAGTTGCCGGTGTTCCAAACACAGGCGGCGCAGACAACAATAGTTCTGTTGTAGCTGGCAAAAACGACATGGGCGGCGAAGCTGGAAACATTGCACAAGGTGGCGATGAAAAAGGCGGCAAAGTTGCATCACCTAAAGTTGATTCCGATGGTAATGTAAACGTTCCTGGTGGTAAAGCAAGTAAGTTGGCACCGGCTCCTAAGCCTAAGTCAGCAGAATAATAGGGCTTAATAATGGCTTTGTATCTTAGAGAAACTCTTACTTCTAACCAAGCTCAACTCGTAACGGAATCTGAGGACGGCAAGGACGGAAGTAAGAATCTTTATATGAAAGGTATTTTCATTGAGGGTGGTGTTAAGAATGCCAACCAACGTGTATATCCTGTTAACGAAATCGAAAAAGCCGTAACAGCTATTACTGAACAAATCAAAAGTGGATACAGTGTTCTAGGTGAAGTAGATCACCCAGATGATTTGAAAATAAACTTAGACCGAGTTTCGCACATGATCACAGATATGTGGATGGACGGACCGTGCGGTTATGGAAAACTAAAAGTCTTACCAACACCAATGGGTAAGATGGTTCAGAGTATGTCTGATGCAGGTGTTATGCTAGGTGTTAGCTCACGTGGATCAGGAGACGTAAATGAGGCGTCAGGACATGTCAGCAATTTTGATATTATTACTGTTGACATTGTAGCACAACCCAGTGCTCCACATGCATATCCTAAAGCAATCTATGAAAGTTTGCTTAATATGACTGGTGGCCATAAAGCTCTTGGGATAGCAGGAGAAGCTGTCCACGATCAAAGAGTACAAAAGTACTTGAAAGAGACGGTAACACGTCTAATCAAAGAACTGAAATTATAGGAGAAAAATCTATGTTTGATGCTTTAAAACCATTGTTAGAAAGTGGCATCGTAAATGAAGAAACTCGTGTAGCGATTGCAGAAGCTTGGGAAACTAAGTTATCTGAGGCTCGTGAAGAAATTCGTGCAGAAATGCGTGATGAGTTTTCTCAGAAGTTTGACCACGATAAAGGCGTAATGGTAGAAGCTCTAGACAAGATGGTAACCGAAAATTTAACAACAGAAATTGAAGAATTCCAAGCTGAGAAAAAGCAACTAGCAGAAGACCGTGCAAAGTTTAATGTACGTATGGTTGAAGCCAGTGAAAAGTTTGATAAGTTCATGGTCACTAAGTTGGCTGAAGAAATTAAAGAACTACGTAATGATCGCAAAACATACGAGAATAGCATTGCTAAACTTGAAAAGTTTGTTGTCAAATCTCTTGCAGAAGAAATCCAAGAATTCGAACAAGACAAAAAAGCAGTTGTTGAGACTAAAGTACGTCTAGTAGCCGAAGCCAAAGGAAAAATGGCAGAGCTAAAAGAAGGCTTTATTAAGAAATCATCAGCTCTTGTTAAAGAAGCAGTTACTTCAAAGCTAGAGTCGGAATTGGCTCAACTTAAAGAAGACATTACAATCGCCAGAGAAAATATGTTTGGAAGAAAAATTTATGAAGCAGTTGCAAGTGAATTTGCTGTTACTCATTTAAATGAGAACAAAGAAATCGCTAAATTGCATCAGAAAATTAAAGACTCTGAAGATAAACTTGCCGAAGCTACTAAGGCAATTGACGACGCTAATGTAATCGTTGAGACAAAATCCAAAGAGATCCGTATTATTAAAGAATCACAAGAGCGTAAGGAAACCCTTGCTTCTCTATTGAAACCTTTGAATAAGGAAAAAGCCACAGTTATGCGTGAGCTTCTCGAGTCAGTTGAGACAACTAAGTTACAATCTCAATTTGACAAATATCTATCAGCAGTATTAGGTGGTACTAATTCAACTAAGACAAAAAAAGTCGTAGTAGAATCCACTGAAGCTACTGGAAATAAGAAATCTGTAAGTCCTTCTGTAGAAGCTGATGATAGTCAAGATGCTACTGTCATTGAGTTGAAGAAACTTGCAGGGCTTAGATAATAATATACCCATAGGAGATAAGGTAAAATGAAAACAGCATTATTAGAAGGCCGTTGGGGCGAGACAAAAGATGCCCTGCTAGAAGGTCTACAAGGAACAAAGCGTTCTACAATGAGTGTAGTCTTAGAAAATACTAAAGGCGCACTACTTAACGAAGCAACAGCTGGCGCAACTCAAGCTGGTAACGTAGCAACTCTTAACAGAGTTATCCTACCTGTTATCAGACGTGTAATGCCAACAGTTATTGCTAACGAAATCGTTGGTGTTCAACCACTAACAAGCCCTGTATCACAAATCCACACTCTACGTGTTCGTTATGCTGATACAGTAGCCGGCGATGCGGCCGCAGACGGCGCATCAGCAGGTGAAGAAGCACTATCACCATTTAAGGTTGCTACTGCTTATTCAGGAACAAGTGCAGGTAAAGCAAGTCCAACAGCTACAGCTGAAGGTGTTGCAGGTAACCGCATCAACGTTCAAATCATGAAGCAAACAGTCGAAGCAAAATCCAGAAAGCTATCAGCTCGCTGGACATTTGAAGCGGCTCAAGACGCACAAGCAATGCATGGTGTTGACGTTGAAGCAGAAATCATGGCCGCACTAGCACAAGAAATTACTGTTGAAATTGATCAGGAAATTCTTGGTTCACTACGTTCATTAGCTTCTACAGGATTCAGCTACGATCAAGCCGCTGTATCAGGTACTGCTACTTTCGTTGGTGACGAGCATGCCGCTCTAGCAGTTATTGTTAACAGAGCCGCTAACAGAATCGCTCAGCGTACACGTCGTGGCGCTGGTAACTGGGCAGTTGTTTCACCAGCCGCTCTAACAGTTCTACAAAGTGCTACAACTTCAGCGTTCGCAAGAACAACTGAAGGTTCTTTTGAGGCACCAACTAACACTAAGATGGTTGGTACTCTTAACGGTGCAATGAAAGTGTTTGTTGATTCATTCGCTTCTGACTCAGCACCAGTACTAGTAGGCTACAAAGGTTCTGCAGAATCAGACGCCGCGGCATTCTATTGCCCATACGTGCCATTAATGAGCACAGGCGTTGTACTAGATCCATCTACACTAGAGCCAGTAGTAGGCTTTATGACACGTTACGGATACATTGAACTTACAAACACTGCAAGTTCATTGGGTAACGCGGCTGATTATCTAGAATCAATTAGCATGTCTAACCTATCATTCATCTAAGTCTTACTTAGAAGAATACCATTTAGAAAGGTCCTTCGGGGCCTTTCTTTTTGACTATAAATATTGCTATGTTATTAGATAGTAAATATTTTGAAGGAACTGATATGATATCAAGTACGGCTTGGGTTAAAGGCGGTACTTCTCCTTGTGTTGGCGATATAATTGAGCAAATTGATTCAACTAGTTTTATAGTAAAAACAGTTGAAGGTAAAAGCGATTGCACTCTTGTTAAAAGAGTACGAAATCCTGGTGAAATGTCAATAACAGCAACTCATTATCAGCGTGGAGCATTTAATATAGTAGAAATTTTACCTGAAACAGTATTGCATCCAGACGGAACAACATATAATTGGGTTACAGGTGCAAGGAATGCTTTTGGTGATACCGTAGGTTTAGTTTCATTATAACTTTATCTACGCATAAATACAAAAGAATAAGAATCATAAGGTGAGACAATATGCCCGCAACAAAAAAAGTAAATGACCATTATTATATCACTTCTCCGGAAGTTACTATCACAGGTAACCTAACAGTTAGTGGTGCCCAAGCAAGTGTTACTTCAACTGATAGTGTTATCACAGATAGACAGATCGTTCTTAATAATGGAGAAGCAGGCGCAGGTATTACAGGTCAATTAAAATCAGGTATTGAAATTGATAGAGGAACGCTTGATAATGCTATTTTAGTATTTGATGAAGCTGACGATCGTTGGAAGATTTCAACTGATGGCGGCGCTACATACCGTTTCATTCTTTCTACTACAAGTGCAAGTGGAGGAACTGACGTTGTTAGTGATACTACTCCGCAGTTAGGTGGAAATTTAGAAATTGATGGCTTTAACATTCAACACGCAGGCGATAACGTGTCAATGGTTTTTGACGATGAAGGTTTTGGCGATAGTGGAGTTTATATGACAAACGATACTGTAACTACCCATGAACTAGTCACAATGAAAAAAGCGAAACTTATCGCATACGTATTAGGATAAAATAAAATGGCAATTCAAAATACTACATTAACAAGTACTGCCCAGGATTTACTACCTACAGTAGGAACTAGAGCTATTACATCAGTTTATTTTCAAAATAATCACTCTGGTGCAGTAACTATAGATATACATGTTATCCCAAGTGGTGATACAGCAGGAAATACAAATAGGATTTATAAAGAAGTTAATATCAACTCCGGTGATACACTTATTATTAGTACTGAAAAAATTATACTAGGTAATGGTGATATGATGCAGGCTACAGCGTCAGTAGACAACGTGGTATTTGCAACATGCAGTCACACAAGTTTTAGTTAAGGTTGAACAATGGCATATTACTTAAAAACTCCCGAAGCACTTGGTAGCACTTCACCTACAAAAGCAATACAAATTCCGGTATCACTAAGTGGTGCTGATAATCCTCCAGTATTACAAGACGGAATGCTTAGATACAATTCAGTCACTAGTTGCATTGAATTTGGAATAAACGCCGCATGGCGCAAGGTTGCAAAAGTTGGTAATGCAACAATTACATCACAAGATACAGTAGGAGATGGTACAGCTACAGATTTTGTATTGACAAATACAGTAGCGACAGTACACGATATTGTAGTCTTTGTAGGAGGAGTATATCAACAACCTACAGCAAATTATACAGTAGCAACCAATGCTAGTACTACCACTCTTACATTCACAAGTCCACCACCAGCACCTGGGGCCAATCCTAACAGAATTGTAATATTGTATAATGTAAATAGCACTGACGCAGTCTAAGGAGCACTTATCAAATGGCACTTGGCAGAATCTCAGGAGCAATGCTACAAGGGAATCTAGAGCGTGACGGAAGCGATCTAGCGTTTGAAACAGATTTACTTTATCTTGATGTAGCAAATAACAGGATTGGTATTAAAAACACCACTCCGGCTCACAATTTAGATGTTGCCACGTCTGGTAAAATTGGTAACATAGTTCTTAACGGTTCCGCTATTTCAGCAACAGGGCAACTTGATTTTGGTGCTCCGGCAGATATTACATTATCCGGTGGCTCAAATGGTTATGTATTAAGCACTGACGGTTCTGGAAATTTATCATTTACAAGTTTGTCAAGTATCATTGGAGCATCAGGCACTGATGGTATGTCAATAGTATTAGGCACACCAACTGATACTAGCTTAGTAACAGAAGCCGCATGGGACGGTTGGTTAACAACAACAAAAGTTACAGATGCAATTGATAATTTAAATCAAGTAGCATTAAACATTGCCAAAGAAACTTATGTAGGACAAGCAGATTTTACTGAAAGCACATCTGCAGGACCAAGCCCTTTAACAGTTAATTTTACAAGTGCATACACAGGAACAGCAGACACTTTCTTTTGGGACTTTGGAGACGGAAATTCAAGTACACAAGAAAATCCTTCGCACACATACGTAAACAACTTAGGCGGACAGTTTACAGTTGAATTTAGAGCAAGTAATAGCTCGGGTACGTTTAGTGGTGTACCTGCAAGTGGAGCCATTGGAAGTTACGATGATGTAACAAAAACAAATTTAATTACATTGTATACTCCAAATCCAATACCTGCTTTTACAATAACAGATGATAGCATTGATAGTGGCAGTTCAGCCGAAATAACAAATAGTAGTCAATACACAACCAGCTTTGATTTAGACTGGGGAGACGGAACACAAGAAAACCCAGCAAACGGTTGGACAACTGAAACTCATGTTTATTCTAATCCATCTGGTGATACACAGTATGCAATACAATTAGATGCAACTAGTACCACAGCAGGACCAAGCCCAGTTACTGTTACCGGAACTCCTCAAAACATTCAAGTGTTTGATACACATACGCCAACATTTACTGCTAATACAGTTGTTCTAGCAAACGAAGAATCAGCCGGAGGCGGGATTGTAACATTTACAAATACTACAGCAACTAATCCTGGTAGCACAAGTACATTTAATGCTAATAGGTATAGATGGACATATGGCGATGGTGATATTGATACAATCAATATACAAGGCGGTGTAGCAGGTAACCCCGGTAGCACTATACAACATCTATTTTCGTTATCATCAAGCAACCAAACCAACGGTGTTTCAGAAACGTTTGATGTTAAATTAGAAGTTATTAACGAACATACAACCAGTCCTTTTGCAAGTGGTTTAACTTCAATTAAAATTGAACCAGATGTTAGATCAAACTTCTCTGGTTCAGCAGATAGGCAAAGCGATAGAATTGGGGATAATGCACAAGATATTTACTTGCACAATGACTACAGAGATAACTTTGATAGAGCCGCTGTTACCTTTACGTCAACAGCAGAGCATGCCGATGATTACCTTTGGGATTTTGGAGACGGAACAAACTCCGGAACAATCAATGAAGGTGATCCAGGAACAACAACTGGAGGCACACTAGCAAAAACTTATGCAAGTAGCACGGTTGGAAATAAAACAGTTACTTTAACAGTCAACGGAACACCAGATACACTAGCACAAAGCGATGTTGATACAAAAACCAATTACATACAAATTAACAGTAATCCACCTGCACCAGCAAGTTTAAGTTCTCGCACATTAAGTTTAAGTACATCTGGTCAACCACATCAAGGATTTGATGTAAGGTTGGCATCAGGTGCAACAGACAACAGCGGTGGGAATATTCCAAGTGCTGGAAGCTCAGTTACAAGATATGTGTCTGGATTAACAAATGTCAACACAAACTCTGTTACAGATGTTAATACTGATTTAACAGGAACGTTAACAGCTAAAGTTAACAATGTTGCCGCAGGAACTGTTACATTTAATATTACTACAGATCAAAGTGCAACGTTCACTGACTTAGTACTAACTGACGATAGAGATGCACACGACTCAGTTAGTTCTTCAACATACCCAACAGGATTCTTCCGAGCATTTGATGCTAATATTAGCACATCATTTGCTGGATTGTCAACCGGTTATTCAGATTTTCAATTAACACATGATACAGGTGGAGATACTAATAATGTTGGGTTTCTCAAAGATGACTTGTCTTCGAATCCTACTTTAGATATTAATAGTGCCGTAGTAACGCAAACAGCACCAGGAACGTTAAAACATATATCTGGTATTCCTTATTATAATAATAGCAGTAATACTATTAGTGTAGCTGGAATTGAAGTATCAAATTGGATAGGACAAGCATATCGTAATGGTAGTAACTTTTTCTTTGAAGATAGTACAAACGATGAAAGCACAACTGATTCAATTATTAACACACAAAGCAAAAGTTATTCAGATATTGACGGAGCATCAACAATGCTCAGTTCAGGAACTCCAATAGCAGGCACAGGACAAGGATCAGCGTATGCACTTGGTAACATAACTTTTTCAATTAATAGAAGTGCTAGAGCAGTTGCTCAAGTACAAGCAAAAATTCGAAATGTTAATGGTGATAGTAATACTGTTATTTTCCCAACAAAGTTTAATGTTTATAGTTCATCGTTGACAGGATTTGACGAAGAAGATATTGACGTTCCAAGTACATTGGGTGGCACGTTTTCAGACAATGGAAAACGAGTTGCATTAGGATTAACTGGAGATAATCCTTCGTATACAGCGGCTGACTTTTTTACAAACAATCCTTTTACAGGTGCTATCACAGTTGCTGGAACCGACGAAGCAATAGTACGTTGGGGAACTTTAAAACATTATGATGATGATAATTTTTCAACTGGTTATCTACCAGTTGGTCCAGACTTAGTTACTGGAAGAACTGGAGCTCAGTATTTTACTTTTGCTTTCAGAAGAACTAACTTAGCAAACTTTGATATTAATATTACAACATCAACTGGAATAGCAGGTTTATGGCTAGCCGCTCCTGGAACAGGAATTGATGCCTCAGCAAGTTCAACCAACGGTTGGATTGATGGTACTGCTAGTTATGCAGGTGCTGGACTTCCTGGTACTGATACTAGTGCAGGAGGTAACGGTGACACCGGGTGTGCATTGACGTCAACTGATAGAGTACCAGTAAATACTGCAATTACAAATACATCATATACTATGACATTAGGTAGCGAAAACTTATCTAATGCCACAGGCAAAAACTGTTTAATTAGAGTAAGACTTGACAACGGGCAATCACTAAGTTCAATTAGTATTGAGGCGGCGGCATAATGGCTATTTCAGATACCCAAAAAGTTGATTACCTGTTTAAGAAGTTAGGGTATGGTGTTACTAAAACAGATACACTCGCTTTTAAACGAGCCTTCAATGAAAGTATAAGTTCGCCGCTATTATTACGTGGCGATAAAGTATGGCAAGAAGCAGATGTAATACCAGCAGTTAAACCGTCGTCGAGTAGTTCACAAGTAACAATATATGACGATAGTGGCAATGGTTTAGCTACTGTTGAATGCACAGAAGATATTACAGCAAGTGACAATAGAACTTGGAAAACAGGTTTAACTGATTGGATACCAACTGAATTTGGTGCAACATATCTTGTTAAAGTTTATATTTCTACCACCGCAGATGCAACTCCTCAAAGCAACGGAACTCAAATTCTTTCAGCAGGTAGTGGCAATGATGATGAATGGTTCTTTGATTACCAATCAGGTGTAGTACACTTCATTGGTGAAAACTTACCAACAGACATTGCGTCTGGAGTTACAGGAAAGAGTATCTTTGTAGTTGGTGCTAGGTATACTGGCAACTTTGGTGTAGGTGCAGGTGCCGGAGGCGGTGCTGTTGGCGATTTAAGTATATCCGGAACTACGATTAGTACAAACAGCGGAACTAATAATGATATTATACTTGACCCAGATGGAACAGGAGCAGTTTTAATCAGTGGTGCTGAAATTGAAAATCTAGCAGACCCAACTGATGCACAGGATGCCGCTACTAAAAATTATGTAGACACTCAACTAACTAGTGGATTATCAGGATTATCCGCTGATAAAATATTTGATGGTAACACAGAAGCCGTTGCTGATGATACTATTGGCGCAGAAAAAATTTCGTTTACAATTAACGGAACACAAGTTGGCGAAGTAGTTGGCACAGGACTTAGTATTGATCAAATTAATCCGTATACCAGTGCAACAGGAAGAATAACATTTAATACAGTATCAGCTTTTACTATACCTGCAGGAACAACAGCCCAAAGACCTGCTACAGGTGTTACAGGAGATCTTAGGTATAATACAACCGATGGTGGCTTAGAGTTTTGGAATGGTTCAATATGGACCAAACCAGGTGCAAGTGCTACATCGTCGGAAACGATAACCCCAGACGGTACTAGTGCAACTTATGCTCTAAATGAACTTGCAACAGTTGATAGTATTATTGTTACACTAAATGGTGTTGTACAGCATACAAACGCATATACAGTTGCTACTAATTCTAATGTTTCTTCAATTACTTTCAGCCAAGTTCCACAGGCAACAGATGAAGTTAATGTTAGATATCTAACACTTGACATAGCATTTGAAAACAAATATAGAAGCAACATATCAGCTGATCCTACTTCAAGTACAGCAGGTGAGGCTGGAGATTATTGGATCAATAATAAAGGTCAGTTTTTTATATACGAAGCAACAGGTTGGCATGTAGTAAGTACAGATCCAATAACTACTGTTTCTGTTGCATCAGCATCGCCACCAACTAGTATTTTTACATTCGCTTTAGCAGACTATCGTAGTGCAGAGTTTTTAGTTCAAAGTGTGAACGGTACTGATTATCAAATTAATAGATTGCTATTGATACATGATGATACTACAGCATCTATTAATAATACTTTATTAACTGCTGATGGAACAAGTGAATTTGTAACATTATCTGCTACTATCACTGGCTCAAATGTTTTGTTACAAGCAACAACTACAAGCGGAACAAGTACAATAACCGTCAGATCAACTTTAATTCCAGCGTAAATTAGTTCTTTTTATTCAGTGGACTAAATAACATTATACGAAAGAGTCTGTTCAAGACCGTTCCATAAACCCCCAAAAAATTTGCCAGTTAAAAAACATGCTCGCAAACCATTTTCTCATGACTATGGTAAATAGTGTTATAATTTGATAAAGTCACCAATGACTTAAGGATAACACAGGAGCATATTAAAAATGGCGATAACACGTATTTTAAACAATCAAATTACCGATAGTACCATTACTGCGGCGAAGATTGCAAACGCTACTTTAACAGGTGGATTGTTTGCGGCAGACTTGACGCTTAACAGTAACGTTACTATTTCGGGTAACTTGGTTGTTTCAGGAACAGAAAGTACAGTATCTAGTACTAATACTTTTGTTAACGATCCTCTGATCGTTTTCAATAATGGATATACAGGAACACCAACTTACGATATTGGTATTCTAGCTAATAGAAATCTACAAAATTTAGATGGAAATAACGTTAACGCCGCTTTGGTATGGGTTGAAGCAGACGATAAGTTTGAAGCAATCGCAACTACTGAAACTGGAGGTACAGCAGGGGCAATTAACAGAACAGCATTCGTTGATTTCCAAGCAAAAGAAATTGCTGGTACTACTATTACAGCAAGTACAAATTTTGCTGGTGCTTTAACTGGTAACGTAACAGGCGATGTAACAGGTGACTTAACTGGTGATAGTGCAGGAACACATACAGGTGCAGTAACAGGTAACGTAACTGGTAACGTAACTGGTAACGTAACTGGCGATGTTACTGGTGACTTAACTGGTGATGTAACAGGTAACGTAACTGGTAATGTAACCGGTGATTTAACAGGCGCCTCAACTGGTGCTCATAATGGTACAGTTGGAGCAACCACTCCAGCAACAATCGTTGGTACAACAATTGGTGGCACAGTTATCACAGCAAGTACAAACTTTGCAGGTGA